TCACCGCATGCGCCGCACCCGGATCTTCGCTTCGCCTACCGGCTGGGCGATCCGTCCGATGGCCGAGGTCGCCGCGACCAGGGCATCCGGGGAGTAATGGCCGTACACCTTCTGGATCATGGTGACATCGCTATGACCGAGGATGCCGGCGATCTCCCACATCGGCACCCTGGCCTGCGCCATCCAGGTTGCGGCGGTGTGGCGGAGGGTATGCGGGGTCACATTCTCCAGCCCGGCCCGGCGGCAGGCAGCGCGAAAGCCGGTCTTGATGCTCTTCACCGGCGCGCCGGCGAACTCGACGACATAGTCGGATTGGGCGAGTTCGCGTGCCGCCAGCAGGGTCGCCGTCAGTTCCGGCGATATCGGGACACCGCGCGCCCGGCCTTTCCGGCCCGCCCCGGCGCCATAGTCGATCCTGCCATTCTCGAGATCGACCCGGGTCCAGGTCAGGCCGAGGATCGCCCCAGACCGTGCCCCGGTGTGGAGACCGAGGGTGACGAACACCCGGATATGGAAGTCGCCGCAGGCTTCGATCAGGCGGGCGGCCTCGTCCCGCGACAGCCAGCGGTCGCGCGGGGCCACGGACGCCGGGACCTCGACATAGGGGACATCGGCGATCCACTTCTCGTTCTTCGCCCAGCGCAAAGCGGTCCGGAGGAGGCCGAGCTCGCGGATGATCGTGCCGTCCTGCACCGGCTTCCTCCGCCTGGCGCCCGCCGGGCCGACCTCAAAGCCTTCCTCGCGCCGCTGGCGGGTGTACTGCCTGCAAATGTCGCGGGTCAGGAGATCGGGGATCAGGTCGCCGAGGTGACGCTTAAGGGCGACCGTTGCGAAGCCAAGGCTTTCCGGCGCGGCGAGCGGTCGCTCCAGGTTCTGGGCCCGGTCGGCCTGATAGCCGTTGAGGATTTCGGCGATGGTCGGGACATCCGGCGCCTGCGGCTTGCCCCAGCCGGCCTCGAAGGCCGCTAACGCCTTTCTCGCTTCATGCTCATCGCCTGTGCCCGTCGAAACACGGTGAGCGCGTCCTTCCCACCAGAACTCGATGCTGTAGGCGGCGTAGCGCTTGATGAGCTTAAAGCTGGGGCGGGCGAGCTTGGAGCGTGCCATTGTGCGGCCTCGTAAGCCTCGACATCCTCGCGGCGGATGCGGATGGCCGATCCGATCCGCAGATGACCCAGCCGCCCGGACGCAATGAGATTGTAGACGTGAGTCTGGCTGACCGACCAGCGAAGGGCCAGACTCGAAACCGTGAAGTGGGCGGCTGGGGTCGTCATGTTACGACACCTTGGCGCAGTTCACCTCGGCTTGCAGCGCGACCAGGTGCGCCATGTGCAGGAAGTCGACGACCTTCAGATGGTCCGGCGTCGTGGTGTGGAGGGCGTGCACCTGAAAGGCGTGGCCGATCAGCAGATGCAGCACTGTGCGTACGTCGGCGCGATCTGCCGCAGCCTTATGGATGAGATCGATCAGATCGTCTTCGAACATCTCGTTGGCGTCCATCGTAGCCTCCTTCCAATGCGTGGAAGTCTAACCACTCCCTCTCAGACATAGCCTGGACATCAGATCACCTCGAATCCAACGATCTCCGCCTTTCCATCCCGCTCGGCACGATCGAACACCTGGCGCTTTGCCTCGTCGGACAAGACCAGCTTGGCCCTCGACAAAAGAGATTTGAGCCAATCCTGATCACCCGGATGAACCAGTATGCACATTGGGAACGTGCCCCTGATGTCTGCGGGGGCTTTGCGAAATTCCACCGACACAATGGTATGCATGGCGCTCTCCTGTTTCGTGTGGGACATCACCGCTCCCAACCATGACCGTCAGCGCGGTCCGGCGTGCTGAGCGCCCTGGCCAGATCCTCGGCGGAGGGTTGCTGCTGGAACGTCGAAAGGTCGGGAAGCGTAGGTTCGGCGACGCGGGTGAACTCGGTCTGCATGTCCTGGCCCGCTTCCCAAGCCCGCAACTCCTTCTGCTCGGCGCGCTCCTGCTGCTTGTGTTCGGCGCTTTGTGCCTTGAACGCCTTCGAGTAGGCCGCGCGCGCGGCATTCAGCTCCTTGTTCATCTCCTTGTTTAGTTCCTTGGCCGCGATGCTGCGCGGCACCCGGCTCAGAATATCCTTGGCGTGTTCGGCAAGGGTCTTCCCTGCGCCAGCGATCTTCTGGTGATCGGTCATCGTCCGATGTACCCGGTCGGGCAGGGTGTGCAGGTTCTGCTTCAGGGCGGCGGCCAGCTTCATCCATTCCCGCTTGCGCGGCTTGCCTTTGAAGGCCCGTTCCTGCTCGCCGATGGCGTGCAGCGCCGGCACGAATTTCATTCGGATCCGCAGCATCTTCTCCGTGTGCTTTGTGCGGGCTTCCCTCCTGTCCTGGTGACGCTTGAGGCGGGCGGCGTGGTGCCGCTTGTTGATCTCCTCGCGCGTCTCCCGCGGCTTGGCCTTACGGTCCAGCTTCGGCTTCTCCTTGGCCGGTTCCTTGGCCGGCTCCTTCGCCGGCTCGACGGTGTAATTCCCGCTCTTGAGGATTGCTCGCAGCTCTTCGAAGCCCTTACCGATGTCGAACTGGTCTTTCTCGAATTCCATCATCCTCTCCATCTTGGCTGCGCGTTTTGGGGTTCTGATCTCGTGGGCGAGCTCGTAGCGGTGCGCCCAGCGGCTCAGCTTGCGGCGGTCATGGGACAGGTCGGCCATCCGGCCGGTCGTCGGATGGACCGCGTTGACGATGAGATGGACGTGGCGATGCTTGCGCTCGGTATGCTCGACAATGACGCACTGATGGTCCTGCAAGCCCATCTCGGTCAGGACCGACTTCGCCGTATCCAGCATGTGCGCCTTGGTCGGCTTCTCGTCCGGGTGCCAACTCAGGCTGATCGTGTAGATCGGCTTCTCCGGGACGCGACTGGTGATCCGGCCTTCCAGGCGCGCCCGCAGGAGAGGAGCGGCTGCGACGGTGATGTCCATCTCAAGCGCGGCATTGGGCCCGACATTGAGATGCGCGACGAAGCCGACGCGGTCCCTGCCCTTGCCGTCCTTGTCGTGTGTCGCGTAGCCGATGGCCTTGGACGCGCTGGCGCCACTGTTGGTCTGGACGATCATCTGAGCATGGCGATCACGCCAGCGATTCGCTCGGCGACGGCAGGATGCTCCAGAGCGATCCGCGCCAGGTCATGCAGGGCGAGAGGATTGACCGCCGGCCGCTCCACTCCGGCGAGGTGGGACCTGACGTAGGCCGAGACCGTCAGGCCGGCGGAAAAGGCGGCGTTCTCCAGCTCGGCCATCTCGGCGTCGTTCAGGCGCACGGTGATGGGGAAGGCGCGTTTATCGGCCTTATGAGGTCGTCCGCCCCGGTTTTTGTTAGACGAAATCATACCTTGAAAGTCCGATGCCGGTCCGACCTCTAAACCATCATTGCGGACAAAGACTGGACATTACCGATACGGGGCGTCTCGGATGGGATTAAACGATGGTTCGGCTGGGGAAAATATAGGCGATGCACATATCCATAACCCGCCGGAGTGCCCGCAAGAGGCATGACGGAGGCGGGTTGTGGAGATGTGTGCAGGCGGGGGAGTGAGGGCGTTTAAACAGCTTCCGGACGCGGCGTGAATCTGGTCACCGTCTCCCGCTGGAAGCCAAGGCATTCAGCAAGCCGGTCCGTCATTGGCTCCCGGCCATTCAGAACATTGCTAACAAAGCCAGCCGCAAATGAATGATTGCGCGCAAACGCTCGAACGCCACCAGCGTCCACCGTGGCTTTCTTCAAAAGCTTTATGATCTCAGGTTCCTTCAGCGCGCGGGCCATGTATCCTCATTAGCTATACGACCATTATAAGCACAAAAAGAACGCAATTTAATTTCGTATTTTGTGCTTCTGAAGTGACGTTTAGTTGGATACGATACAGCCATTAAACTTGTAAAGCGCATAGACGCAGAAAGAAGGAGATTATGGGTACCCGTGGTGCATTTGGCTTTAGAGTGAACGAACAAGACAAATTATTGTACAATCATTTTGACAGTTATCCGGAAGGGTTGGGCGAGGACATGATTGCTTTTGCCCGGAAGATTGCGACCGACGTTCCGAAATATCGATCCTTAGCGGAAAACCTTCGAATGGTTGATCCAGATTCTACGCCGGATATTGAGACCGTCGAAAGGGCCGCACAAGCTGGTTTACATGATTTGACTGTCTCTAACAGATCAACAACAGATTGGTATTGTGTTCTTCGCAATCTCCAAGGTGAACCCGAAAAAACGCTGGAGTTCGGCATTGCTACCAGTGGCGGAAACGACTTCGTGGCAGATTCTTTATTCTGCGAATGGGCATATATCATCAATTTCGACACTGGCGAGATTGAGATTTACAAGGGGTTCAATACGGACCCTGCCGCCGCCGGGAGATATGCAAGCCTAAAGGATAAGGGCGATGGCGTCGAATATTTTGGCGTCCGCCTTCTTGGAACCTTTCCCTTGTATGACATCCCCGAAGATTGGCAGGGCAAGCTTTTGCCGCCGAATGTGGACGAAGAAGCCGCATAGACGATGCGAATAAAACAACGCAATAAAATGTCGCGTATAACGCTTTGCTTTTAGTGTTAAGCGTTATACGATACATACAGATAAACAAACACAAAGAGGAAACGCCAATGACCCGCGCCGAACAAATCAAATCCCAAATGGACAATATGCTTTTGTCCCATGATGCCCTGTTCACCGTACCTGCTCTGGCCGCTGAATACGATGCCCTGTCTGCTGAACTGCGGGCCTTGAACCGTGGTGAAGCCTATAAGCCTTACGACATGAAACGGGCAGGGCTGGAAGCGAACGTCACTTTCGCGGCAAACAAGGTGCGGGATGAACTGCATAAGCTGCGCTGGCTGCTCAAGGTCGGCGGAACGGCTGAAAACCTTGCCTATGGTCGTGAAGGTGTCGCGCTGTTCTGGGACCAATACCGGGCGGCTCGTCGTGAACTGGTAGCGGCATAAGGGGGCGGGGATGACCATTCAGCAAGCCGCCGAAGCCCTGCACCAAACCTGCATTGGAGCCGGTGAGGTTTATGCGAGCGTGAAAGCCAACATCAACGCCAGCCAAGACCGAGATATAGCGGAAATGAGGATAGCAACCTGCCATCACTTCCCGCCGATCCCGGACCGTCGTTATGACTGGTCTGCCTGCTATGAAGGAACCGAAGAAAGCGGACCTTTCGGATGGGGACCGACGAAATATCAAGCCGTGCTCGACCTGATAAACAACCATGATCGCCCGGGGAATTGAGGCATGAGCTTAGACCGCTGCAAAGCCTGCTGCACCATCGTCGATACCGATCTGGACGATGAAGCCTATGACTTCGATGTATGCCTCTGCGGCGGGTGCCGCGAGGGCCGGGTGATCGACCCGTGACCCGCAAGCTGACTATCTGGGAAGCGTTGGCCGTCAAGCTTGGCCGGGAACCAACACACGCGGAAGCCTGCGCCGAGGTGAGGCGTATTCTGAAGGGGCCAACGTGGGGAAACTGTCACGGCAACGGCGACCGTGAGGGAATGTTTAAACGCCCTGGGGGAGAGAAGCAGGGGCGATGATAGTTACGACAACGTTTAATCCTGGTAGCTACTGGCAGTTCGGCGCGGTTGGTCGTTGGAAGTATGTCGCCAAGGTCTACGATGTTCCGTCGAGCTTCGGTATCGCTGGTGGTCGCATCTCGGTTTTATCGCTGACCAATGCCGCCGGGCGCGAAGTGCTGAACTATAATCGGGGCTGGGATGCCAAGCCTAAATTTTATCAATTGCGATTGCGACGCGCGGTGCGGGCCGTGCTGAATGAATATCGATAGACCGTGCAAACGCCCTGAGGGGCAGGAAGAAGGAGACGATGAACGCCGAAGACATTAGAGCAAACCATTATGCCCGCCTGAACGATTACCGCAACACCCGCGAATATGCGGAATGGTATCGATCCATTAGTGGTGAGCCGCCCGCTGGAGAGCGCCCGTCATTGCTCGGGCAACGCTGGGAAATCGACGAAGCCATTTACGACGAATTTTTGAACATGATGCCGCCCCTGCATTGGCGCGGTGGGTCCTTCTATTGCATGGAAGAATGCTTCGACGATTACCATGCGAAGTTCAGCCGCGAAGGGGGTCAATATTTCTGTGAATATGCACGGTTGCCGCGTCCTGCTGGGCCGGCGCTGGAGCTATAGGACGTTTAACAGCCGCCACCGGGCTTTGGTGGAGAAAGATGATGGGGATCGTGCCTAACCATGTAACTACGCGCTGCACCGTAACCGGACCTAAAGAGGAAGTGGACAGGTTCCGCGCTCTTGTGATCCACAAGAACCCTGCCGATGCCGAAGAGCCAGGCTTTGACTTTGAGGCCATTATTCCGATGCCCGCCTGCATCAAGAACTCCGAATCCAGCTCCACGGCGGAGGAAGGAATGCAGTTGATAATAGACCGTGGAGAGAGTTCATCGAACTTTCGTCAATCGACATTGTACCCGGCCCAAATCTACCGCATTCGCGACGATGTTGGAATGCCAACCGACAAATGGCGCACGGTCGCAGATGCATACCTGAAAAAGCACCCTGGCGTTGAGGAACAAGGCAAAAATAGAATGCAAGCTTTGCTCGAAACCGGCCACGCTGACTGGTATTCGTGGAGCATTGCGAATTGGGGTACGAAGTGGAACAGCTACTCATTCTCGATTGACGCCGAGGAGCCGCTGTCGTTCAGATTTGATACCGCATGGAACTTTCCAACACCAGTGTTTGAAAAACTGGCCGCGGATTTTCCCGGCCTACGGTTCGACTGTGTTTGCTTTGATGAGGGGTGGAATTTTGCCGGGCGTGGCTGCTTCAATCCCGGCCCCGGCGATGAACCATTCGATACATGCGACGCGACCGACGCTCTTTACGAGCGCGTATATGGTCACGCGCCAGAACGCGATGACGAAGACGAAGTCGCCTAACCTCTTCAAACAACCTGCGTCCGGGTGAATGGCGAGAAAGAGAGGAGATGATGACCAGTGAAGTGAAGTGGACGCCGGGGCCTTGGGAAATCCAGGGGTACACCAACTATACAGGTTGGGCTGTCTATACACAAAACAGGGGGTGCATCGCAGAACGCTGGTATGCACAAAATCAAAAAGCTCCCTATGCCGATGAGCTTAAAGCCAACGCTTACCTAATCTCCGCTGCACCGGACCTGTATGCGGCTGCTGAAAAAGCCGAGTGTTTTATATCCGGCTTTGAAGGCGATGAGCTTCAGGAAGGCATTGCCGAGATGCTGGCAGACCTGCGTGGCGCAATAGCCAAAGCGAAAGGCGAGGTCAGCCATGGATAACAGACACACGCCGGGGCCGGTATTCGTAGTCAAACATCCGGGCGGTGGTTGGTCGATCCAAGACCGGGATGGTGGAGTAGGTCGGTGCATTGCTATGCGGTACGGAGACAGCAGCGAGGATAACGCCCGCCTCCTTGCCGCCAGCTACAACGCATTTGACGCTGCCGCCAGCCGCCTGAACCTGAACGCCGTCGAGCTGGCCGAACGGATGCAAAGCGGGATGCTGGCGGACCTGCTCAAAGCCTTGGAGGACCTGCATGGCAGCGCGCCGGAAGTGCAGGGTGGCATATGCCAGCATTGCGGGCGGGATTACATCGGGGATGACAGCATGGCCCTATCCGGCGATTGCCCGTCAGATGATTGCCCGGCGCATATTGCCCGTGTTCTGGCTGCCGAGGTGCGTGGAACCGTTTGAACGCCTTCCCGCTATAAGAATTTAACCGCGCCACTGGCGCAGAAAGTGAATAAAACAATGACCAATCAAAAAGTATTAGCCGAACTGATAGGAGCCCTCCGCGCCGGGGTGAGGGCAGTACGATGACTCTCGTGCATGGAACGGAATCCATAAGGTCGAGTGATCCTTATCTTAAACCATGCCCGTTTTGCGGCGGACCGGCTGATATTGTTTGTTACTCGGACGGACGCGGCCCTTGGTATGTGGCATGTGGCGGTCACATTTCCACGCTTGCAGAACTCGAAGCCCATAAATGTTCGGTCAAAGCGAGGACCCCAGGCATGGGGTCGCGTGAATGCGCTATAACTGCTTGGAACAGCCGGATCGAAAATCAGCCAACGTAGATGCAAAAAGAGAGAGGATATGAGCTACAAGATTAACAATGGCGGACCTGCGTTTCCAAATACTGGTGATGATTGGCACTATTCGGAAACAGCTCTTACAAAACGGCAATGGTACGCGGGCATGGCTTTGCAGGCTTTGATTGATCCAAAGTTAAACGAGCTGCACGACACGGACGGATATGGACGTAGGAAATTAACACCCGCGCAAGACGCCGCTCAACGCGCCTTCGCATATGCCGACGCGATGATAGCCGCCGAACAACCCGAATAACACACCGGCCCGCCGAGGGCAGAAAGAGGAGAGAGTGATAAACACATTGAATAAGTTCGCCCCACACGGCGGCTGGAGAGAAAGGGCTTATTATGTGGTGGACGTCAAGTTCACCCATGACAACCCGGAACATAAGGCGATCTTTTATACCGGCTTCCTGAATGGGGCTGACAAGTCGCCCGGTGGATATTCTGGATTGTTCAATCCTACATATGAGCCTGAATTCATCAAAGGCTGTCGCGGCATTCATTCCATGCGGGTTGTCTGCGAGATTCCTGACATGATGGGCGGCTATAACAGAATATCGAGTAAGAACTTGATCAAAGACCTGATGTTTACGTGCGACCAGTTGCAGCGTGCTATCGAGAAGGATGATGGCGCAGCCTGAAACCGTACAAACGCCCCCGGCGGGCTATCGCCGGAGAGAGATGAGGAGAAGGTGCCTGTTGAGATACTGCAAGGTGATTGCCGCGAGGTATTAAAATCGCTTCCAGATTGCAGCATAGATTGCGTTGTGACCAGTCCGCCCTACTTCGGCCTGCGGGATTACGGGGTCCATGGTCAGATTGGGCTAGAGGAATCACCAACCGCATTTGTCTCGGAACTTGTATCGGTCTTCCGAGAAGTCCGCCGCATTTTAATCAACGATGGAACCGTGTGGCTGAATCTGGGAGACAGCTATGCCGGATCGTGGGGCGCTCAAGGGCGGACTGGCGATATGGCAGATAGGTCCGTTGTTCATGCTCGTCAAATTGCAGCAGCACCTCGCAAAATGTCGCGGACCGGATCAATACCGGCGGGGTCGAACCTCAAAGCAAAAGACAGGATGCTAATACCGGCGCGTGTGGCGATTGCCTTGCAAGATGATGGATGGTGGGTCCGGGATGAAGTGATCTGGCACAAGCTGAACCCGATGCCTTCGAGCATTAAGGACCGAACCACCCCATGTCATGAGATGGTATACATGCTTTCGAAGTCATCTCGGTATTACTACGACCATGAAGCGATACAAGAGGAATGTGTAAGCGATCATCCAAGCGGCAACGGCTTCAAGCGCGGTGCGCGGCTCTCCTATGCAAATGCAGACGGGTCGGCGCGCGGTAATGATGCTCAATGGAATGACCTTGGCGGGAGGAGAAACAGGCGCAGCGTTTGGACTATTAACACAAAACCTTTCCCCGGTTCGCACTTCGCCACAATGCCGCCTGACCTGGCGGAACCCTGCATCCTCGCAGGTTGTCCGAAAGGTGGCACGGTACTCGATCCATTCGGTGGCGCAGGAACAACCGGCCTCGTCGCTGCTCGACACGGTCGCAATGCAGTCCTGATCGAGTTAAACCCTGAATATGCGCAAATGGCGGCGGACAGGATCAATGCTGATTGTCCGATGTTCGCGGACGCGACGGTCAAGTCACTAGAGAAAGCATAACACCCCGCCCCACGCGGATCGTGGGAGAAAGACAAGGAGACCGTGACCAAATCAGTATGGCTAAAAGACTTCAAACGCACTTGCCCCACCTATTCCCCATGGGGCGGCGTCCAGGACGAATCCTGCGCCAAGATCGGCAACCGGGAATTCCATTTCGTCCATACCGCTGGGCATGGCGGCTTATGGCTCTCCCCTGAAGATCGTCTTCAGATGCCGGTTGGACATGGCCGGGAGTGGTGGGAGGAAGACTGCGAGGCCGCGATCCCGGTCTGGTGGTTCTGCCGCACCATGGTCCTGGCGGGCGATGAGTCCGAGTTCGTCGCGCTCTGTACCCAGTCCGTCAAAGCCTGGAACCCGGACATCTATGAAGCCCTGACCGGCGAGGTCATCCCGCTGGAAGAAAGCCATGTGAAGTGGCAACGCAAATTCGATGCCGACAACGCGGAGAATTTCGTCGTCCGCTCCGCCTTCGGTTCCTGGGCGCACTGGGTGCCGGACGGCATGGTCGGGGTGTTTGCACGCAAGGCCAAGGGCGAGGAGGCGTGCTTTCTGATCCCCGCTGCCGAGTACGCGAAGCGCGGCGGCGACTTCGTGGTCGATCCGGACCGCCACCAACGCATCCCGACGCCGGTGCAGCCATGAAGCTGTATTGCTGCGAATGCACCGCCGACGTCGAAGCCCGCCTGACGGACGGGCGCGAGATATACCCGCACCGCCCGGATCTCGGCTCGCTGCCTTTCTGGAAGTGCGACACCTGCCACAATCACGTCGGCTGCCACCACAAGACGGCGAACCGGACACGTCCGCTGGGATGCATCCCATCCCCGGCCATGCGGCAGGCGCGCTCGCGCATCCACGCCGTTCTCGATCCTCTCTGGAAATCGGGGCGGGTGCGGCGGAAGGCCGTCTATGCCCAACTCTCCACGCTGCTTGGCAGGGAGTACCACACCGGCGAGCTGCGGACGTTGGAGGAGGCGGAGAGGGTGCTGGAGGCAGTGCGCGGCATGGGGCAGGTGCAGCCATGAGCGGCGTTCATCAGCAATGGGCAGAAGAACACGCAGCAGGGAAGACATGCGTCCGCATCGCCGCTGAATGCAAGGTGTCGCGGCTGGAAGTCGTCGCTGCGGTTCGCAGGAGGAAGATGGCGGAGCAGCTATTGGCTGAGCGTGCGAGGCGAAAGGCTGAACGGATACCAACATTTGAGCAAGCAAGGGCAGCGGCAGTCCCCTTTCATGCTCGGAAAGGCAACGTGGGCTTAATCAACCTTCTGGCCATTTTCGGGGCAACAAAGCTCAGCGAAGTTCCACCTGAAAAGCGACGGCAGTTTATCTATCTTTGCCAGCAGTGATTAACAACCCGGCCAGCGCGGACCTGCTGGAGAAAGAGAAGGAGAGAAGTGAGTCTAGACGTTTATCTGACGGTCAATGAGCCGGTGCCGAACGGAGGCAGCGGCATATTCATGCGCAAGGACGGCTCTAGCCAGAAGATCTCCCGCAAGGAATGGGATGATCTTTACCCTGGTCGTGAACCAGTCGTGGTCGAGCAATCACTAACAACGAACACCGTCTACTCGGCGAACATCACGCACAACCTCGGCCAGATGGCTGCTGAGGCCGGCATCTATGTGTGTTTGTGGCGGCCAGAGGAACATGATCTGAAACGCGGCGCCGATTTGGTGGTGCCGCTCGAGAGGGGTTTGAAAATTCTTCGGGCGGACCCGGAGAGGTTCAAGGGGTTCAATCCTGAGAATGGCTGGGGGTCATACGAAGGCTTAGTACAATTTGTGGAAGCCTATCTCGATGCCTGCCGCGCTTATCCCGATGCCGATGTGCGGGCATGTCAGTGAATCCCTACCCAACCCGCCCCGGCTTCTCCGCCCGTGTAGCCTTCGCTGCCAACGCCCTGCGCCTGTGCGGGGAGGGCAGGGACGAGAGGATCGACCGCAGCACCGGCGAGGTCTTCAGCCGCGTCCATAGCCGCGAGATGGACAACTGCTTCGAGATGGATGACGGCGAGGCGGTCGTCTGGGCCCTCATGGACAAAGCCAAGGACGATCCCGTCCTCATGCGCGGGATCGAGCGTATGTGCGGCAATGCACGCGCGCTGGATCACTGGCGCAAGGTCGGGGCTTATGCCGGGCCGCAGCTGACGCTCAAGCTTTAAGCCTGGGCGGCGTAGCTGGCGTAGTGCGACACCCACGGCGAGCCGATATGGCATGCAGTTGCAACGCAATCTGCCATCGTGATCTCCCCCGCATCAGCTCGCCGGCGCGACCATGCATTTGAAGGGATGGCCACCGTCGCGCGCGAGGTCCTGGATCGTGTTCACCACGGCCTCGGCCCGCGCCCGCCCTCACCCCCTCCCAATCACCGCCCTCAAATCCTCGATCCCGACATAGGCGTCTGCCTGCCGGCGCAGCTCGTCGGCCAGAACGTCACGGGAGCTGATGACGGTGACGCGGACGCCCTTGCGCTGCACCGATGCGACGAGAGGCCGGAAATCGCCGTCGCCGGACATGAGGATTATGTGGTCCAAGCCAGAAGCCATTTCCATCATGTCGACGGCGAGATCGACATCCATATTGCCCTTGGTGCGCACCTGGCCATCCGGCGCGGTGAACTCCTTCGCGGGCTTGGTGACGACGCTGTAGCCGTTATAGGCAAGATAATCTATCAAGCGTTGCAAAGGTGTGTAGTTGTCAGCATCGGTTTGGACGCCCGTATAATACAATGCCCGGACCAACGCGCCCTGCGTCCTGAAATACTCAAGCAACCGGCTATAATCGATCTGGAAGCCAAGAGCCTTCGCTGAAGCGTACAGGTTCGCCCCATCGATGAACACAGCAAGCCGGTCGCGCATAAATGCCCTTCGCTAACCCGTCGAAACCGGGGCGCCCCCCGCACCCCGGCCCTCCTATCGCTGGCTTCGATGGTACTGGACCATCCCCGCCACCGACAGAACCGTCATCAGGGCCGTCGCCACGATCCATAACTGGGATACAGGCCGGGTGAGCGCCAGGGCCGCAAACAGGACGGTGATGGCGATGCATCCCAGCAGATCGCGCAGCTTGACCCGCATCAGTTGCCTCCGCTCGGGCCGTTATAGTCGAAGATGACGCTGCCCTCCGGCAATGGCTGACCGGCGGCGTTACCCATGCCGACTTCCATCATCCCTGCATAGCCGTCCGCCTCGCCGGTCCAGGATGTCGGCGTCATCAGGGTGCCGAGATCGGTGAGCGTCGGTTCCGCCGTCGCCGCCATGCCGAGAGCCCCGGCGCCGAGCGTGTAGGGGTTCTCGTTGACGACGCCATCGATCACGCCGAGCGTCCCCGCCGCGAACCCTGCATAGTCCTGCCAGGTCCCGACATAGGGGCTGGCCGGATCAGGCGCCATGCCGATCGGCAGGCCGGAATTCGGGTCGAGAATGCCGGTGGCGGGCGGCGACATGATCGTCCCGTCCGGCGTGAGGGTCCAGCCTTCCGCGATCTCCGCCGGCGACAACTCGAGCCCGCTGTCCGGATTGAAGTATCCGGCGTGCATGACGATGTCGTCCGGCGACATCGAATCCATCCAGTAGTCACCCATAACCTTGCCTCCAGCGCCAGGTCGCGACTAATCCACCCCGCAAGGGCGCTGCCTGCGGGCCGGAAGCTCGGGGAGTGGCTGCGGTCAGGTCTCCGGCGGCAATCGCTCGGCGATGCAGGCGCGGAAGGCCGCGACGACAGGCTCAGGCACGTTCAGCGCGACCCGCATGGGATCGCGGCCGATGCTGATGGTGGCCTCGCGCGCGGTCGTCATCGCATCCACGGTGCGCATGAAGGCGGGCCACTGGTTGACGAAGCTGACTGTCAGGCTGGCGCGGTCGATGATGTAAGGCGACCGCATGCGCTCACCGGTGTTGAACTGCAGGGTGATGTCGCCGGGCGGGACGTCCTGCCAGCTGGCCTTGCGGACCTGCAGGAAGCCGAAGGGGCGCTCCCGACCGGCCTGCGCCTTGAACCACAGCGCGGCGTCCTTGGTCTCGGTCCCCACGGCGCAGGTCTTCGGCAGGAACACGGCCGTCCAGTCGCCGTCGCGGGCGAGGACGGTCTGGGCATGGGCGGTGCCGGTCAGGAGCAGCGCGGCAAGGGCAAGTCGCATGAACGCCTCCGGGGCCGAGCTTCATGCCGCGTGATGCGTCGGTCCAGTCAAAGGTCGCGTGATCGCGAGGCAATTTAATATCGGGTCGGGGCATTAAATTCAGGGTTGGGGTTGCGATTGAAATACGAAAGGAAATTGCGGCGAATGTGTTTGAAGTAAATAAACTGCACGTGCTAAAACTGCATATGCTCTTAAAACATAAGGGCGGGTTTAATGCCGGCCACCGGGGAACGGGTGGAGAAAGAAGGAGATCGTGGAAACCAAGTCTTACAATACAATCGATAAATCCGAATGGCCGCGTGGCGAGTGGGATAACGAGCCAGATAAGGTTCAATGGCAAGATCAGGCTACTCAGCTGCCTTGTCTGGCCGTTCGCGGTCCGGGCGGTCACTGGTGCGGATATGTCGGCGTATCCGAGGGGCATCCATATTTTAAAAAAGAATATGATGCTTGCGATGTCCAGGTTCACTGGGGCCTGACTTATTCCGATCATTGCCAGGAAACAGAAAGTGAGTGCGATGGTGTCTGCCATCAGCCGGATGAAAGCGAAACCGACAATGTCTGGTGGCTCGGCTTCGACTGCGCTCATTCCGGAGATATGACGCCGAAGTGGGCTACGTATTTCGCCTATCGTGCTGGCCTCGACACCTATCGCAACTTGGCGTTCGTGCAGGCGGAATGCGCTAGCCTTGCGCAGCAGCTCAAGACGGTCGCCCCATGAGCGTCAACACCAACTGCCTCGAAGGCATGGCCTGTCCGAAGTGCAAAAGCCTTGGCCCGTTCGTCATTCAAGTTAGCACCCGTATGCTGATCGAGGATGAAGGGTCCACCGGCGAGCACGACGACCTTGAGTGGACGGACAAGTCCTCCTGCCGCTGCAAGGCTTGCGACCATGAGGGCGTCTTGCTCGACTTCAAAGTCGAGGAGACGTTCGATCCGGACATTAGCCTTGTCAGCGCGCTGTGGAGGTTCATTGAAGATGGCGGCTCGACCGAGGAGTTCTTCGAGTTGCGCGCCCGCGTCCGCCAGCATGGCAATCTCTATGACAGCGCACCGGACCTGCGTGATGCAGCGCAGGACGCGCTGACGGAGCTCGAAGCTTGGCAGATGAGCGCGCCCGACGATGCAGGAACGGCGGCGGCGGTCGAGAAGCTCAAAGCCGCGCTGGGTACATCCCATCAGACTGTAAACTGAACCAAGACCCCAGCGCGCCGGGGAGAGGCCGCAGAAAGCAAGGAGATAGTGAAACCAGACTTTGAACCGCTGCGGGTCTTAATAGCCTGCGAATTTTCAGGAACCGTCCGAAACGCCTTCCTAGCCAAGGGCCATGACGCATGGTCCTGCGACCTTCTCCCCGCCGAAGACGGGAGCAACCGCCATATCCGTGGCGACGCCCGCGACATCCTGAATGACGGCTGGGATCTGCTCATGGTGGCGCATCCGCCCTGCTTCGCGGCGGGGACGCTGGTTTTGACGAAAGATGGTCACAAGCCCATTTCTGAGGTCATTGTGGGCGACCTGGTGCTTACCCATAAAGGTAGGTGGCGGCGCGTCACAGAGGTGATGCACAAGACTACGGATCGGGTGACGATAGTTAAATCTTCCAATTGCCTAGAGACGATCACAACGTCAGAGCATCCGTATTATGCACGGTACAGGGAGCCCTACCGGAACGGGTTCCGGACGCTGGCGGAAAGGGACAATTCGCCGCCGGATTTCGTTGAAGCGGGAAAACTGACCCTACGTCATTTCACCGGATCGGTACTGCCTCCAGTGCGACAAGCTGAACTTAGCGATGATGATTTGTGGCTGATGGGCCGGTACGTCGCAGACGGCCATATGCGCGAAAGTCGCTGGACGCCCGGCAAATACGAAGAGATGGTGATCTCGGTCGGTAGAGCCAAGCTGGAGACGTTCAAATCAAAGGTTTCCCGCAAAGTGACATTCCATGATAGTGAGACTGCCATAAAGGCGACGTTCTATGGCCATGATGCAATAGCGCCGTTCGCTCAGTTTGGGCGTGGTGCTGCCAATAAAGCTTTTCCTGAATGGGTTTTGGCATTGCCCGCTGAACAGGCGGCAGTGTTTTTGGACGGATATCTGAGCGGCGACGGATACATTTGCGAGAAAAACATAACCGCGACTTCAGTTTCGGCCAAGCTGGTTCTCGGCGTTGCGGTTCTTATGCAAAGAGCGTTTGGTAAATGCCCCGCATTTCGCACAGCAGCACCACGGGATAACGTTCAGATCGAAGGCCGATGTGTCCAGACGCAACCGCTCCATACTGTTGAAGTGCCGCGATCCTGCGAACGCCTGAGAAATTACGTTGATGGCGATTACGCTTGGGGCCATGTTCGGTATGTGACTGAAAAGCTAGAAAGAACGGTCGTCTACAACCTGTCCGTCGAAGAGGATGAAACCTATACCGCAAACGGCGTGGTCGTTCATAACTGTACGGCGCTTTGCAATAGTGGCGTTCGCTGGCTGCATGAACCACCGCCGGGTAAAACGTTGAAACAGATGTGGGACCGCCTCGATGAAGGCGCATCTCTATTCTCCGATTTCTGGAACGCACCGATCGACCGGATATGCGTCGAAAACCCGGTAATGCATAAACACGCCAAAGAGCGGATCAGAAATTATCAGGAGTTCGCCCAAAGCGTTCAGCCTTGGCAGTTCGGTCATCCAGAAACCAAGCGCACATGCTTCTGGCTGAAGAACCTGCCGCCGCTGGTCCCGACGGATATTGTTGAGGGCAGGGAGAACCGCGTCCACCGGATGCCGCCCGGGCCTGACAGGTGGAAGGAGAGGTCCCGCTTCTTCTCCGGAATCAGTGCGGCCATGGCAGCTCAATGGGGCGAGTTAGGGCGCTTCTCGCCGGACGCGCCGCCCGCACTCGGCGGACCACAGATGGAGCTGGCCCTATGAACTGGGCCGCCGAACAACGCCAGCGTTTCATCGACAAATGCCTCGCCGAGAAGGGCCAGGTGAACCGCTCCGATCTCATCGAAGCATTCGCCATCTCGGAACGCCAAGCCGCGTCCGACTTCGGCGGGTATATCCATCAGGCGCCGGACAACATGAGCTATGACCGGGAGCGGAAGGCTTACGTCAGGGGCGGCAAATTCCGGCGTGTGTATAGCGAGCGGGACGCGTGACCATGACATCCCCCGACTATCGCCATTGGCACGCCCGCATCAGCGCAATCCTGCACGCTGAAATGGATGACAAGCCCCATATCTACCGGTTCGTGGACAACAGGGAGTTGGACGCGCGGATCGCGGATATGGCTTCGGCGATTGCAAGCGAGATTGCCGCACCGAGAAAGCAGACCAGCAAAGAGATACTGGATGCGGTTGCGGCGGAATATGGATTTACGGTCGACGATATAACGGGGCCGAGGGGTGATTATGAGCTGATACAGGCCCGCCGCGAAGCCATAAACAGGATGCGCCGGTTGGGGCTTTCGTTCGTGTCTATCGGCAGGCGCATGAATAGGCCGCGCCAGACGGTTTCTCGTCTTTATAATTTGCAGAAAGCGGCGCAGGCCGAGGAGGAAGGAAAATATGAAAGGGGCTGAAGCCGGCACCCTCGGCATAGGCGAGCACCATCCTGCCGCCGACAGCGCGATGGCCTATCTGCGCAGCCTCAGTGCGGAAACGCTGCTGCTCTACCAGCAGACCTTCGCGTCCCTGTCCCTGTCCGGCAACCGCCTGGCCGAACTCTGCGGGGAAACGCTGCGCCGGGTCATGGCGGGGGAGCCGGTGAGCGACCGGTATCTGCTGGGGCTGGCTTGGACGATTAGGGAAATGTCCGCGCGTTGACCCAAGGATGGCGGGGCACGGTTTTTGATTAGCAATCTTCACTTGAGATGCCTAAAGCCTTCGCCTCGGCATCATTGACTAAATCGCGGAGAAAACTCCCTGCGCCAACCAAGCTCGCCAACAAAGACGGCATGCGGCCTTTATCGTCCGGATAAAATTTCGCTCCACGTTTAATCAGTTCTTGCACTAGGTCCGTGTCATGATGGCCGATAGCCAAATGAAGCAGTGACATGCCATTTATAATTGGCTTGTCAATATCAGGTTTAATCCAACTGAGAGTCACTCTAAGATCTCTGGCGTGATATTGCGGCGGTGTTCCTAAATTTGCCGACCCGTAATCCCCGCCACCTGAGCTATCGCCTGAACCGCTAAAACCAGAAATTCGGTCAGACATCGGACTTCCTCATCTTGATGGAGAAAGATCTAGACTTACCTGTTAGACAGCTTCGATCAACGCCATGACCATTCATCAGGCGATCATCGTCGTCAACTGAAAGTATTAGAGTTCTTGGCAGGCTGTAAGTTACTTCCGTCATGACGGCGAGGTACTCCTCCCGGGGAATTGATGTCTGACGATTTAAAGTTCGAACCAAAACACCACGAAATATGACGGGATGGGACAATTTCGGTCGCTCATAACCCTTATCTGAAGTGAAAAATCTTTCTTCAATCAGAATGTGTTTTCCTGCTGCTTTTAAAAAAATCACGGAGTTGTCTTTAGGGTAGGGTTCCTCTTGCGTCGCCTCGTATTTTCCTCCAAGGCTCGATTCCGACGTGAAAATATTTGCTAAGGCAATTCCCAGCCCTGCCATTGGATCAGGGTCTGCCATGTCAGCTGTAAAGAGATGGCAGGCATAGACTGTTTTGATGTTAGTGTCGTACGGTAGTTTGGTCTGCGGACTTATTTTTTCGTTCACAAACCTATCCAGTGTCTTATAGTTTGTAGCTATTCCGGTTTTAACCCTAATTTCTCCGGGCAGTTGAGGGAATCCAATAGGCTTTCCAGGAGTCTTGCGGCTCATATAATAGAGCAGTTTGCGCCGAATTTCCGCAATCTGATCCTCGGAAACAGCGAAATCTGTAGGGACGACCGGCGCCGGTGTCGTCGCGCTGCTGGGCAATACAGCTCGGATTTCATCTAGTATCCCGGAGTCATCCGGCTGTTGCCCATCACAGATACGGCGGATTTCCTCCGCCAGCTTCGGCGATGAGCCTCCGATTTTATTTTCAACTCGCGTTGCGAACTCGCGAGCGTTGATGCCGGAATCTGCAAGGTAACGCAGCAAGGCCGAGCGAACATCGCCGAATGCGGAGAGCGCCATTTTATCTCCCCACCACCAGACCAGCGTTCTGTCCAGGGTTTGTACCGCACAATGACACTAGCCTCACCGGTACACCCGCAGGAGGGGGTGTGTCGATGAAGCCCACGAGCAAGTCATCCCCCAACAAGCACGAGACCCGTGAGGCCTGGCTCAAGGCCGCGGTCGATATCGGCCTGCGCCCATGGTTCGAGAAGAACGGCCATCGGCTGCCCCACAACATCCGCTACGCCCAATCTTTCACCTCCGGGGGCCGGAAAGGCAAGGACCGGTACGAGACCCTGTACCCCGAGGCGTCGGCGGATGGCTCTTTTGAGATCATTATCAGCTCGCAGCAAGACGATCCGATCGAGGTTCTCGAGGGCCTGACCCACAGCGGCTGCCACGTGGTCGCCGGGCGGGAGCACAACGGCCGGTTCGGGGACACCGCGCTCAGCGTCGGCCTGGTCAAGGTCAACGGTCTCAGGGAGACCGCCGCCGGTCCCGTTTTGCGGGAGCGTTTAAACGATCTCGCCGAAACGCTCGGCCCGCTCCCGCACGCCAAGGTCGACTTCGACAGGATCAAGGTCAAGAAGAGCGCCAGCGCCGACCGCCCGCCCAAGCAGGAGGGCCGGATGAGAAAGGCCGTCTGCGAGGCCGTCATGGGCGACCGCCAGTGCGGCTACACGGTCCGCGTGGCCCGCTCCCACGCCAAGTCCCCCGGCCCGCCGCACTGCCCGCTCCACGGCGCGATGAGGGTCCTGTTCAAGCCCGAAGACCATGTCGGCGACATCATCGACGGCAAGGCGGAGGAGGTGAGCGACGCGCCGGCCCTGACCCAGGAGGCCGCGGAATGAGCCTCCTCAACCACATCAACTGGTATGTGGCCAACCAATACCTGCTCTGGTTCATCGCCCATGGGTGGCAGATCCTGTTCACCCTGATCGGTGTGCTGCTGGCCCGGCGTATCATGCAGCGCCGGGATACCTCGCGCGGCTCGGCGGCCTGGATGAAGCCGCGCCAGGCAGGCAAGCTGTTCCGCCGCAAGGGACTGCTTATCGGGGACTGGAACCGCTGGTCCATGCTCCCGGTCTTTTATGACGCCAACTCGAACATTCTAACCTGCGGCGCGCCGCGAAGCGCGAAGGGTGTCGGGATGCTGGTGGTCAACGCTCTGCGCTGGCCGTTCATGTTCCTTTACGATCCGGGCGGCGAAATTTCGGCCATCTGCGTCAGGCAGTGGCGCCGGCGTGGCTACAACATGCATTTCGTCAATCCGTGGGGCATGTACGGCTTGCCAAAGAGCCATTTCAATCCTCTCGATTATCTTGACCCGAAAAGTGAGACGTTCTCTAGCGATGCACTTTGGTTTGCATCACTGCTTGTTGGGAAAAAGTATGCCGGATCCAGTGCCGGCGAGTATTTCGATGACAAGAGCAGCGGTGGTTATCAAACCCTCCTCATGTTCGTCAAAGATACGTATTCGCCTGAGAATCAGCATCTCGGAACGGTGCGCGACATCATTCGTGGTGACATCAAGGAGTGGAGCGAAGTCCTCGTCGAGATGAAGAAAAGCCGGCATCAGGCCGTGAGAGGCCAGGCTAACGAATGGATGATGGCAATTCTGCAAAACCCCAAGCAGTTCGATATCGTCAAACAGACGATGGAGACGGCAACCAAGTTCATCGACGACGACATCGTCAGGGCCGCCCTGAGTAAGACCGACGCTCGTTTTCACGATCTCACTGGGCTCGATGCAACAGGTAAGCGCCTCAAGGGGGCGATTGTCTCTGTGATCATTCCCTTGGAATTCAAGGAGAGCCATGGCGCGCTGGCTCGGATGGCGATCGGCTGCACTGTTATGACGATGCGTCGTAATCCTCGCGTGACTGAGGAGCACAAAGTCCTGGCGATGATCGACGAATTCGCGTCGATTGGCAAAATTTCCGAGGTCATCAGCGATCTCGCAAATCTACCGAAATATGGCATTCTATTCCACCTGGTCCTTCATAACATTGGCCAGGCAAAGGGCATCTACGGCGAGCATGGCTGGGGCCAGATCGTAGGTAACTGTTCACTGCGCCAGTTTCTCGGCGTGCAGGATCTCGAGACTGGTCGCTACGTGTCGGATATGTGCGGAACAATGACCGAGCGGGACGCTCGAAACTCAATTGTCAGTCGCAAGCTCATCATGCCGGAAGAAGTTATGCTTCTTAGGCCGGATCAGCAAATCGTCTTCTTGCCGAATAAGCCGCCCGTGCTGTTGAAGATTCGGCCGTACTGGCAGCGTCCCAGCTTGGTCGGAACATTCAATGACAACCCTTACTACAAAGGGAAGAAGTCGGGCCCGCCGGGTGCCTGGACCGGCATGGTCCTGCTCGGCCTGATCCTGCGCGGCATCGCCCTGTTCCCGTCGTTCCGCACGTTGGCCGCGGCCGCCGTGTTCATCGGCGTCTTCTACCTGTGGCGCTGATCCGTGTCCCGGGATTGTCCAATGCAATGCGGTATCTCTAACGGCCGAGACCAGCAAGGAGTGGAGACAGCATGAATCACATGCCGAGCCTGGATCCTCGCTGCGCTGAACCTCTCCGTGTGAAGGCGCCGCTTATCCCGCGCGGAGCCATCATCCGGGTGAGCCGTGCGGCGGACCCGGAGACCGCGGTGAGGGAGATGGCGGAACGAGACTATGCCATCGAAAACGCAGATGCAGCGGCACGAATAAGCCAGCTGAACGCCAAGCGTGGTGAACGCGACAGTGCCCTCCTCGATCTGCACCGTGTCTCGATAACACGGGACAACACTTCTCCAGGCTTCATTCGCCCTGTGGAAAGCGCGGATCACCCCATCACGATCCTGCACCGCCTCTCTGGCGCCTTACTATACGTCCTCACGTTCGTCGCTTGGTGTTCCGCGATGTGGCAGACATCGCAATGGATCATTCAGGCGGAAATTTTCGAGAATGCATCGCAGACTTTGATCGGTGCCTTGCTGATGACCGGTATCGTGATCACCGCCGGCGTTGCGGTGCCGCTTATCGCCTATACGCATCGCAGTACCGACGTTGATAAAAAGCGGTTCCACGGCACCGTCATCCGCGTGAGCTTCATCACCGGCCTGGTCTGGGTCGTGATGTTTGCCTTGGTCGCCTGGGCCCAGGATCGCATCGATTTTGCCACGCTGCATGGCAGCCGTGGGGCTTGGCTTTCGGTGGCGGCCCTCGGGAGCCTGACTGCCTTCTGCAAAGCGATGATGCTGCCGGCAGGCATTATTGCCGAGTGCGCGGCCAGCGTTGCGATGGAAATTTCCGCGAGCCGGTATATCGGGAATTTCTACGACAGGGTCTTTTGCCCGAATGCCTATTTCGTGCATCTCGACCAGCTCACAGCAACCCTGAGAACCGCGGTTGCCAGTCAGTCCGATGAGATCGCGGCGACTGAAGCTTTGAAGGAGGCTTTCGATCTCGGTCGGAAGGCATTCATCGCGGAATGCCTCGGGGAGTACCGGCAGCATATCGAGGAGCGTGATGCCGCCGAGATCAGGTTTACCACGACCTTCGTCCGCAACGCCTCGCAGGAGTAAGACGATGTCCGTGTTCAAAAGTGCGATCTTGGCCTCCATGCTGCTTGCAGGGCAGGCGAATGCAAAATCTTTCATCGTGGCGCTACCCGCCAATCTTTCACCGGCAGCGCAGGAGCATGTCGCCGAGTTTTTCGGTCAGGTTTATATGGCTCTGGAACCGAAGGATTCGCTGACGGTCTTTGATGCGTCCCACCTTCGCCGAGTAGCGACGCTGTTCATGCCTGAGACGATCGGCACAGGCAAGCGGGACAGGATCAAAGCCCTTGGCCCCGCGGCAGGACAGATCAGTGAGTTTATCAGCGGCGTGGACGCCGGCGTTAAGGCCGACGACATCAACATCCCGGCCGCTTTGCGTGACCTGGGAAGCACGGTGCTCCCCACCATGCCCGGAGGCAAGGCGAACGTACTGTTTATCGGCAGCCTGATTTGGGAGAATGAAAATGACGGGAACTTCAATACGCGGAATTTCATCCCGTCAGATGGCTTCCTGATGGATGCAGGGGGACCGTTTGGAGTTGTCGGCCAGGAAAAGGTGTTGAGTGGAGCCTTGGTAAGCTTCTGCTACACGGACGCCGTGAAGTCCTTTGCGTCCGAGCGCTTTCGCCAAAAGCTGGTCTCGTTCTGGGGCAAATCGGTTGTCGGGCGCGGCGGCAAGGTGGGCGCCATCGAGGCTTATGGATCGGGTTGTGCCGCGAGGCTAGCTTCAGATGCGGTCGATGCTACGCCGTACGCGATCAACCGCTCCGAAAAACTGTTCCTCACGAGCAAGCAGTGGACCCCTGTCGAGGTGAAGTGAGATGAATCAGATCGATTGGAACCAGGTGCTGCAGTTTACCACGATCGCTGCGGGCAGCTATGTCGCTGCGCATACTATGCAATGGGTGATTGCCGATGTGATCGCCCCGCTCGTCGGTCTTGCGATAGCCTGGCGTGTCTCCAGCAGCTACGTCAGGTGGAAGCGGGCGCAAGCCGCTGCGCTTCGAGAAACTGTCCCTGAGATCGAAGCGCCTTCGGCCCCGGTGGTCTATATAAGCCGAGCGAGGGCACTCAGGTCGAGATCGTGGTAGGTCACGCTCGTATTGGACGGTGCATGAGGGGCGGGGTTTGATCCCCGCCTTTTCCCTGTCCAGGCTTTGTCTATCCAGGGTCATTTACACAGACGCATGGAGATTGAAGCGGCTGCGGTAGTCCTTGGTGTCGCGCGTCATGAAATTGAAACCCTGACCCCGCAGAAGGTGGGCAGGCGTCACCAGAAGCGCGTTAAGGCGTGTGATGGTGCCGAGGAAACGGCAAGGGTCAATGCGGCGAGGGACGTGTTGCTGGACTGGCTCAAGGCGGGCAGGCTTGAGGGAGAGGTTGAGCCTAAACCCGAACCTGAACGGCGCCCTGCGCCGTCACCTCAGGTGCCGCCAAGGCCGCAAGCCGACCCGTCACCGCAACCGGCCCCAGCATGGGCAAGAGACGATACCTGGGTAAAGGTTCGAGCATTTGCGCCTTCGGTGATCATCGCGGTCGTCCTGCTGGCCTCTGCTATTATGGCAGTGCCTAAAGCCGTCGAAAAAGCCAAGCCACTCGTGCGCCAGTTCACCCAGCCATGCGTTTCGTACGGACAATGGGAAGCCTACATGCGCCGACCGAACGTCTGCATTCAAACCGACGGGTACGGGCGATGCACACGCATGGGCTTCAACGCCTGGTACGGGAATAAGGACGAGGAAAATATGTTCGCGCGGATCTGTCCGGAAAGTCTGAGGAAGCACGACATACATTGATCGGCCCGGCATCCAACTTTCTACCGGCCCGTACCCGGACTAAGCTTCCGCCCGCCGGGAACCCGACGTCCGGTTTGGCAGGAAGCCGCAATGATCATTCTGTACAACGCCCCACGGTCCAGCGCCTCGCGCCGCGTCCGACTCTGTCTCGAAGAGAAGGGCCTCGCCTACGACAATAGGATCGTCGACATGGGCAAGCTCGAGCATCACTCGGCGGCGTACCTGAAAATCAACCCGAACGGTGTCGTCCCGTCGATGCTCCATGACGGCAAGCCGCTGCATGAAAGCGGCACCATCTGCGAGTACCTGGACGAGATTTGCCCCGATCCCCCGCTGCGGCCGGCGGACCCGTACGACCGCGCGCTGATGCGCAACTGGATCCGCCATATCGATGAGCGCATCCACAACCTCATCATCTTCAACTGGCGGCATTCCTTCGGCGAGATGGCATCGAAATGGACCGACGAGGAACTCGCGGCGAAGCTTGCCAGCATCCCGAGCAAGGAACGGCAGGAATCCTGGCTGCGCGTCGCACGACGGCCCTACACCGAGGAGGAGCGCGCCGAAGCGCGCGGGAAGCTCGTCGTGCTGCTGGACCGCATGGAAGCCGCCATAGCGGCGTCGTGCTGGCTCGTCGGCGGCGCCTATTCGATCGCGGACATCGCGGCCGTCCCCTTCGTCAAGCGGATCGACGAAGAGATCGCCCCGGACGAGGTGACGACTGCAAAGCATCCCCATGTCGCGGACTGGTGGTCCCGCATTCAGGCCCGCCCGGCCTTCGAGCGAGCGAACATCGGGCCGTTTGTGGACCCGTCCTGAGCCGGGCAGTTCTGGTAGCCGCACAGGTCCGGGGCTGGTAACGGCGGCTCGGCGAACAGGTCTGGTTGTGCGTTGAAGGCGCGGCGCAGTCAGTCCTGCGCTTTCTCAGCCAGGCTAGTCGCCGGAAGCTTCTGCTTTCCGGCGGGCAGAGCGCCATTGTACAGCTGTGCCAGCCTTGCGATCGCCCAAGTCACCCTATCGGAGCCATTGGCGCTTTCCGCGGCGTCGTCCCTGACTCGATCAAGGTCAAGATCAAGCAGAACCTCCTGCATGACGGCATCGCTGATTGGGTAGTCGGCGTGAATCGAATAAAATCGGCTCAAGATCTTGACGGCATAGGCTGTAATCATGCCGGGCTCGTCTGGATAGGTTGCCCGTATCAATCGCAAAGCCCAGATCAGCGCGTCGTCGCCATGAACCTTCATCGCTGTTTTCAAAGCTGCGATGGCCATGGTTTCGTTCGGCTTTGCGACGGCTACCATCTTCGGATAGCGAGGGATAGACACGTCTGATTTGGCGCAGATGCTCGCCAGGCGGACACTGATCTGATCCTCGGCGGCGATCATCGCGTGGTGGATGGCATAAGCATTCACAGAGACACGCTTGCCATTGATGCCAGCGAAAGCGCGGGCCTGCTGCGCCTGGGTGAGGTTTTCAAGAAGCACGGCAGGAATTTCGCGGATGTTGACCTGCTGCGCGGCGAGCATGCGGTGCTGCCCGTCAATCACCCAGTATCCTGATTCATCGCGTTGTGTGATGGTGATCGGCTGAAAGAGCGGCCACTGGAAGTTGGCGACGATGTCCTTGATGACCGCCTGGCCGCGCTTGGTGGACACGTTGCGCTGGTAGTGGCTGTCGATATGAAGTTCGCTAACAGGAACCCACATCAAGACGGGTTTAGATCCCAGATCCCGCGTTGACTGCGGTTTTGGCGGCTTGGTATCGACCTTCTGTATCCGTTCGGCCTTTACAGGCGCATCATCTCTATGGGAGGGTGCTTTCGGGATCGGCGGTGAAACATGTTCTTGCCGTGGGCATTTGGTGACGCCGTGCCGCGCAATAAATGCCGCCTTCATCGCTTCAGTATCTGAATTTCTATTCTGCCGACCTGTCACATCTCCTCGTCTTCCTGCCGCATCCCCTGCGGCTGGGCTTATCGAATGAAGTTCATCGCCACACGCGGCACCGCGACAACGGCCAGCAGCATGACCAGGATCGCGGACCAAGTGGGGTAGGGCGCCTCGGGTTCGAGTTCGATGTCGATCATGGCGCCGGCCCTTCTGGCTTGTGTTGTGCGGCCTGGCGCTCGATCTCCCTCACGAGGGGCAGGGCGGCGGTGATGAAGCCCGACAGCCATTGCACGGCGTCGCCGCCGTCGATCGGCTCATCGGCCCTGACGGCTTCGCCCCAATGATCGACAGCCGACTGGAGCATGCCGAGCATCGCCTTGGCGAAGTGCTGGGGTATCTCCCCCTGCGGGAAGTCGATAACGACGCCATCGGAGTCCCCCGCTACGTCCACCAAGGCGGCAAAACTGCGACCATCGCAATCCTCGACGAGATCAGCTTCGCTCGTCGGCCTGTCATGCCCCAGATAGGCGGCGTGGGAAGGGCTTTCGGCTGAGATGCCGTTAAATTTCACCCGCATTTCGCGGTATATGGTGACATCGTAGTTCGGCATATCTCCTTCTTTCTCCGGCTGGGCCGGCTCAGTCTTTGTACGGATCGCGTGTATCACTGCCTGCCATGCAGACGATGATCGGGGTCAACCTGTGTTCCACGGCGATGCTGTCGCTGTGGAAGGCCAGAACCTCGTCCAGCTTCTTGTAGCAACCCGGCGCTTCATCAGCCCCGGAGCCGAATAGGTGGATCCTGTTCGCCTTCATCTCCTCCCGCATCGCGTCCTCATCAATTAGGCCCGGAGCAACGCGGACGCGGTTGCGTCCCCAGCCTTTGAATTTCCCTGCCGCTTGAGTGCGAGAAAGGACGCGGCCTGCTCCATGCACTGTCGAGTACAGGTTTTCTTTGGCAGATGGTGTATCCAATCCACGCACGATCACGCTTTGGTCCGCCATCGTCGAACCGATGAAACTGCGCTGGTCGGGAAAGGCCGGTGTCGAGCCTTTGCGGACGACGAAATACTTGTCGCCGTCGTGTTCCTCGATCCAGGCGAAGTTATGGTGGTTGTGGACCTCATCAATCCAGTGATCGCCACCTTGGATGATCTTCGAAACTGTCTTGCAGACCCAATCCCGCCCCGCATAGGCGTACTTCCCGCCCAGCGTCATGGCCTCGTAGTAGGCTTGGCCAACATCGGAATTCATGTCCACGATGCAGGGATCGGCGTCCATAGCATCTTTGGCGCCAAGTTTCTTCAGGAAGTGCGTCGTTGCCTTATGGCCAAGACCGCGGCTGCCGAAGTGGACGCCGATCCAAACGAAGTCGTCCTCATCGCGGAAGACGTCAACATAGTGATTGCCTGATCCCACGGTGCCGAGCTGCGCAGCGGCAAGGTCTTTCAAACCAGCCAGGGCTTCGTTCTCCCAGTTGGCGTCAGTGTCGAGGAATTCGGCTTCAACCGGCATTTCGTTGACCCGCCCGACACCAAAGCTGATGGTGCGGTTGATCTCCCGCCCTAGTTCCTTCCAGCGGTCATGGCTCATCTCGCTGGCCTTGAGAGGCAGTTTCACCGCCATGTTGCCGCAGGCGATGTCGAAGCCTACTCCGGAGATTGAGATGCGGTCTTTGTATGCAGCTACGCCGCCGATTGGATGGCCGTACCCTAAGTGATTGTCGGCGCACAGCACGCCATAATCAGCCTGCTCCATGACCTTCTTCATCTGGTCAAGTGTTTTTTCCTCGACCTCTCCGTTTACTTTAAGCCGCTTTTCCATGTTTACTCCGATTCTTGGTTCTTAACCTATGGCAGTTTGAGCAAACAACATCGCACTTGGCGATCTCGTCAATTATATCTTGGTACGACCGATAAACCGCCCGCGTTGCGTGACAGAGATTGAAGATTTTTTTGCCCCGAACGTGGTCAAAGTCCATGCAAACTCTGTCATATTTCTCGCCGCAGTCCATACATGGCACATCCTTAGCGGCAAAGATGTATTGGTCAATCCGTTGCCGCCTTTCTTTGGCGTATTTGCGCTGCTGCTCTTTCCTCCGCTCTAAATAGAGAGGATCCGTATTTTTCCTGCGTTTGTATGCCCGCGAGTGCTCCTGGTATCTTTCTGGATTTGCCGCTCTTTTCTTTCTCCCGTAAATAGCCTCACGACTCTCGGAAACCGTTCGCTCTGGACCCATAGTAGACGTGGCAGTGACGCGTAGCAAAGTTTCCTAACATCTTTCTCCACCGATCCCCGGTGGGGGGGGGGGTACGAATCCAACTTTGTGAAATCGACGCTTTCTGAATAATATCCGTTTGATGATCCATACCAGCGCACCGTTACGCTGCCCTTCACGGTGGCAAACTCATAAAAGGTCCAGGTGAAGCTGTCCTGGTAGTCAGGAACCGTAACATCAGGAGGATTTTCATCGCGGAATTCCCGCTCTTCTGCTTTGATTATTGGGGACCCGACCAAGTCATTCAGGTCGCCGCAGACATCCTCAATCTGGACGCTCTCACAGCAGCTTTGTGAATGATAAAGCTTAAAACGTTCGCCACTGTCGGCCTCAAAATGAAGCTCGTCATCGCCGGACTTTTCGACTTTGATCAGCGTCTTGCCTAGTAAAGTGTCTAAATTGCAGTTATCGCCCCACATAATCTCCTTCTTTCTCCACTAGTCCCCGGTGGCGGGCTAATCCTTCTTACCTGGCCGCAAAGCTCGATCTAAAATGAACCTAATCTCGCCGCCTTTGGTGCGCCCGTTCTTTTTCGCGCTGGCCTTCAACAAAGCCATAAGCGATTTCGGAGCCTTAAAAGATGTCGGAACCAATGGATCATTCATGTCAAAAAGATAATACAAGGTATTACCAATGTCGCGGCTTTTGTGAGCAATATTCTTTCGTTTTACGGAGGCAGCCATGCCCAACAAACCCGACCCCGAGACCTATGCCCGCTACGTCGAAGCCATCCATGAGGCCTGGTTCGCGGCCATCGCGATGACCGGCTGCGTCGAATGCGCGATGCGTCAGATCATCGGGGAAGTGACCGAGTTCGCAGCGATCAGGGCTGACCGCATCGAGGACATGCCGCAGCCCGACGACCCATCGATCCGCTGCGGCAAGTGCGATACGAAGCCGTTCCCCTCCCTGACCAGCCCGTTGCGCGTCAGGCTGGTGGAGCGCGTTCAGTCCTGATCCTCAAAACAGGCTCAGCTGCACCGGCCTCGCCGCGGTGCTCTTTGGCTTGGGTTGAGGTTTCGGCTTGTTCGGTTCGAACAGCGAGGCCTGGAATGCCTCGACCAGTACGCCAGGCTTCTCGACACGCGGCGGCGGTGGCTCGACCTCGACCGGCTGAACAGGCTCAGGAATGGCAGGGGTAGGAACCACGATTGGAACCGGTTCGGGCTCTGGGACCGCCTCAGCCGCAGCCACCACCTCCGGCGCGCCCTTCATCGCCTTGTAGCCATCCACCAGCGCGTCGATGCGCTCCCGCCCTTCGGTGCCGGCGAGCAGTCCCTCGAGCTCGGTCCTGATCGCTTCCAGCGCGCGCAGCCGGTCCTCCTGCTCGAACGGCAGGCCGACCCGGTCCTTGAACGCGGCGAGTTGGCCGATTTTGATCCGGCGCGTTTCCAGCGCGGCCTCGGCCTGACGCGGCATCTGCTCGACCAGGTAGTCGATCCTGTTCAACAGGGATCCGGCGGCGATGGCCTTGAAATCGAGGAAGTGCGATGTCCGCCCTTCGACGACCAGGTCCGGCGTGACGCCCTTCTGTGCCTCCACGGACAGGGTGAATCCGCGATAGCTCCCCACCGGCCACCGGTGCGCCTTCTCGCTGGCATTGGAGAGATGCTGCTTCAGCACCAGGTTCATGGCCTCGGTGGCCTTGTCCCGGTCGCTGTAGCTGCGACCGGCCACGGCGACGGCCTTGCTCCCGGCGCCGGCATGGTCAGCGGTCAGGGCCTCGGCGCGCTCCTGCAGGCGCACGATGTCGTCCGGCAGGCTGCGGACCTGTTGCCGCGCCCGGTATTGATCGTCTGCATGCGAGCGTTTCAGCAGGGCAAGCCGCTGGATGTCGGCCTCGATCTCGGCAAGGGTCAGGACGGCCGGATTGCCCGAGGCAAGGGCCTTGACCTCGGCGAAGCTCAGTTCGGCACCGCCGATGTCGTCGGCGCGCCTGACGCCGAGATCGCCCTTCATGATCTGGCTGATGAATCGCGCCTTGGTTTCCAGCGTCTGCCACATATAGGCGTCGAACGATCCTTCCGTGACATAGCGGTAAATCTCGACTTCGTCCCAGCTGTTGCCCTGGCGGAGAATGCGGCCGTCGCGCTGTTCGATCTCCGCCGGCTTCCATGGCGCGTCGATGTCGTGCTTCGCCACAAGTCGCTGCTGGACGTTGGTTCCCGTTCCCATCTTGGCTGTCGATCCAAGCAGGAACCGCACGGTCCCGGCGCGCATCTTGGAGAACAGGGCGGCTTTCTTCGCGTCGGTGTCGGCATCCCCGATATTGGCGATTTGCTCGCGCGGGACACCGCGCTCCACCAGCAAGTCGATAACCTCGTCATAGACGGAAAAGCCCCAGTCAGTCGGGTTCACGCCGATGTCGCTGAAAATCATTTGGGTGCCGCGGCGGTCTGCTGTGCGTTCCCAGATGGCGACCGCGTTCTCAATCAGCGCGGCGATCTTGCCGTCCGGTGACGCTTCTCCGGGCTCGATAAGGCGGGGATCGAGCGCAAGCTTGCGGCCGTCGGTGGTGATCTTGAGGGCATTGTCGTCCCTTGGATCGACGCCGCCCTGCCTGATCTTCTCATACCGCTTGACCAGCGCGGTCTGGATGTCCTTCTGCCGCTCCGTCATCGGGACAGAGACGACGATGGCCTTGCCCGATTTCAGGCGCGGGACAGGCAGCTTGAGCATTTCTGCCGTCTGCACATCGGCGAACATGCGGAACTGCTGCTGCAGCTCGGGCAGATTGATGAACTTCGCGAACCGGCTGCGCGGTTTCAGTGTTGCCCCGTCCGGGCTGATCTCCATGGCGTCGACAACTTCGCCGAACGATGCGGCCCATGCGTCGAAGTGGGCGATGCCGCGATCTTCCAATGCCGACAGGGCGAGGTAACGCTGCATCGTGTACATCTCGACCATCGTGTTCGAGATCGGCGTCCCGGTGGCGAAGACGAGACCACGGCCCGGCGTCAGGCCGTCGAGGTAGCGAGATTTCATGTAGAGGTCGAATGACCGTTGGGAACCGGTGGTCTGGATGCCGGCGACACGCTCCATCTTGGTCGGCGTTTCGAGGTTCTTGAACAGATGGCAGTTTGAAACCAACGTTCCGTTGGCGAAGTAGTTATGGTTGTCCGCTACCTCGATGTCGTAAACGACTGAATGCGCTCGACCACAGAAGCGGTATTCTCCATCACTTCCTGGTTTGAGAACCGCAACACCGACCACCCGAGAAGGGACAAGGCTTTGTCCTTCTTCGCATCCCGTGCCTGTGCTTTGACCGAGTTGTGGCTGTTCCCATCTATCTCCACCACCAGCATGCGGTCTTTGTCGGAAAGGTCCGCCTTGTAGTGTTTCGCTAAGTTCGGAATCAGATGCCGAATGGTCTTGGTTGATATGGGCAGCTCCGTCGTCATCCCAGTTCTCTCTGCCAACAGAATTTGAGGAACGGTCAGATGGCCATTGCCACCGCGCATCTTCGGTCTGTGACCAATCGCTCGAAGAGTCTGTGCAGACTTCTTGTTTACCACCGCCTTTTCTTCTTCGCTGGCTGTGTTCCACCAGTTCCGCAGCGCAGGATTCGACTTCCCTTTCCAGTACCCCCCGTGTGCCGCATAATGCTCCTTCATAGAGGCGCTGAATTTCTCTTCCGAAAGCGGGTTCGCCCGCTGCGCCTTCATCTTGCACGTTATGCTGCAGAATTCCCGATGTTGAAAAACCTTCCTGCTTGTCACTTCGAAGCTGAACGGTTCCTCGCACACTTGGCAAGTCCGCGTTATGGTCCGAAACGCGGACTTGCATGCCTCCGAGCAATGTTCCGGCTTCGGCCCTGGACCTGCTAAGCTCAGATCGAATTCCTTGTCGCACTGTAAGCAGTGGATCATTCGAGGTGAGGTCGCCCGCCTTTTTGTAGCCGCTTCCGTCGACCCAGATTTTATGGCTTGGCGTGCAGATGAATGACCCATGGTCGTGAAATACCTCAATAAGCGGTGTGTGACGTCTGTTGGAATACCAATTTACAATTGGCTTCCACTCTATCTCACCACTACAAGAATTTCGAGATATTACGCGAGCAGAAATGCGTTTTTCTACAATCTCGCCGATTTTAAGCAACCCGCGATCAGTCTCGACAAGAGTGTCGAAGGAAAAGCACTCGTCGACGTAGATCTGATCAACCCCTAGATCATCGAATACCAGTCCATCATCTTTCTTATCTTCCGCCTGCAGCTCCTTAAGCTTCTCTTCGTAAGCCACTTTCCGCTTTTCGATCTGCTTAATCATTGTGCTGCGCGAGCGCGATCCGCCGCCATCGCCAGTGTTCTTGGCTTCAATCAGAAGGGCTTCGTACTGCTCGATCTGCTGTTCTATAAACTGTTCCTGGAACTCGGCAGATAGACCGATGCGCTCGAAGCTGCTGTGCGTGACGACAACTGCGTCCCAGTCACCCGTCGCAACCTTCGCCGTCAGAAGCTTCCTGCGGTCCTTAGCCAGGTCCTCTTTTCCGGCGACCAGCAGTTTAGCGTTGGGGTATATCTGCAAAAACTCTCGGCTAAATTGCTCAAGCATATGATTTGGCACGGCGAGCATGGGCTTCCGGATTAATCCAGTTTGTCGCATCTTCATTGCCGATATTACAAAACAGGCCGTTTTGCCAGCTCCGACCACATGAGCGAGCAAAGTGTTCCCGCTGGTCATGGTCCGCCACACAGCATCGATCTGATGCTTCCTCGGCCTAAACGCCTGGCTCATCCCCGGAAACGTCAGGTGCGCCCCGTCGTACTGCCGCAGCCTGATATTGTTGAAGCCGTCGTTGTAGATCCTGACCAGCCGTTCGGCCCGCTCCGGATCGCTGAACACCCAAGATCCGAACCGCTGTTTGATGCGCTTCTGTTTCTCACGGGCGGCAATGGTGGCTTCCTGGTTCAGGACGCGCTTTGTGGAATCGCCGTCCCTGATTTCGTCGAAAATCGAAGGCGTTTTCAGGTTCAATGCCTGATCGAACAAGGTGAGCCCGTCGATGCGCGGCGTCCCGAACTCGCTGATGTTGGTGACGGCGCTCTTGGCCTGATAGGTCGCATCGACCGTCCAGATGGCATCCTTCGGCAGGTGCGCGATCGAGATGGCGGACGGCGTCACACCGAACAACTCGACCGCGAAGGCCTCGAGATCGGACACCGGCAGCCACGGCGCGCCGAGATTGGCGTCGATGTCGCCTGGCAGCAGATCCTCGGGCTGGACGGCTTCAAGGGCGGCGACGTTGCGCGGGTGCCTGCCCGATGCTTTTGCCTCGGCAAGCTTCTTTCTGACGTTGCCCGACAGGTAGGCGTCGCGCGTCTCGTACTCGCCCGATACCGGATCCTGGAACAGCAGCTCGCCGAGCTCGGCCAGCACGACATCCTGCGTCGATGCATAGAGCCGGGCGATATAGTCGATATCGACCCGGCCCCGTTCATTGAGGCAGACCAGCAGCCCTTCCTCGGCGGATGTGACGCGCTCGACCTTGCGGGCCGGGCCAACGACGTCGCGGGTCATGATCGCCGCTTTTTTGGCTTTCCCGGTCTCCTCGTCGTAATCCTCGAGGGACATGACCAGGTAGGCGTCCGGATCCTCGCGGAACTTGACCAGGTTCGGCATGCGCCTGACCTCGTTGCCCTGCGCATTGGTCGAGAAGGTCGTCTTGTTGATCGGGCCATAGGCATAGGCGAAGCCGTCATAGGCGCGGTTCAGGGCCTTGCGCGCCGCCTCCCTGTCCGCTTCCGGCTTGCCCTCGTTCTGGGTCCTCAGCACGGTACGGGCGAGGTCGCGCAGCCGGATCAGGGCGGCGAGACGCGGCCCCATCTGGCCGGTCCCCTTGGCCGACAGGGCGCGCTCGCCATGCTTGACCGGGACGATCTCGCCGGCCTCAACCTGCAGAATGGCGCCGTCGTCGGCAATGCTGAAGGAGCCTTCGCCAAGCCCCACCGGGACCGCTTGGCGCATCTCCTCCCGCTGGGCCGCGAAGATGCCCTCAGGAAGCGCCTTCAGGGCTGACCAGAGCCGTTCCTGATAGTCCGGCGCGCTGCGGACCCTGAGCGTATCCTGCCCGTACTGGCCGTGATCCAGGGCCATGTTGCCAAGGATCATCTCGGGGTGCTCGATGAACCAGCTGTTGATATCGACCGTCCGGCCGTCGCTGAGCGGGAAGGGCGCTACTTTGGTCCAGCCGCGGTCGCCACCCTCGCGCTTTTGCAGGAAGACGATGTCGGTGACGACGCGCGTCCCCTGATCCTTGAAGGCGTCGTCGGGCAGGCGGATTGCGCCGAGGAATTGCGTCCGGTCGGCGAGGTACTCGCGCGCAGCACCATTGATCTTGTCCAAGGTGTAGCGGCTGGTCACCAACGCCAGTACGCCGCCGGGGGCGAGGGCATCGGCCGTCTTGGCGAAGAAGAAGTCATGCAGCGAGAAGCGGTGGGAGCCGTACTCCATGTGGACATCACCGAAGGGAATATTGCCAATGGCCGCGTCGAGCGAGGGTAACCGGCTGTCGCGGAAATTCTCGATGCGGATGTCCTGGTCGGGATAGAGCAGGCGAGCGATGCGGCCGGACAGGCTGTCCATCTCGACGCCGATGAAGCGCATGCCGTCAGGGGCATGGCCCATGAAATTTCCGACGCCGCAGCCGGGCTCGATGACCAAGGCACTATCCGGCAACCCCATGCGCTTGAGCCCAGCGAACGCGGCGCGCATGACGACGGGCGATGTGTAGAATGCATTGAAGACGCTGCGCTTGGCCGAACTGTACTCGTCTGGCGTCAGTATCCCGGCGAGTTCCTGCCCCAGATCCTCCCAGCCTTGCCTAAAAATCTTGGTCGCCGGATCGGGGAAGATCGAATTCGCCACGCATCCGAAGCCGGGAAATCGCCTGAGGGTGTCTTTTTCGGTGGCGGTGGCTTGGCGTCCCTCCGCCTCTTTTAATGTTCGGATCGCAGCGAGAAGATCGCGGGCTTTGGCTTTTTCGCCGTGGGATACGGCGCCGGTGAAGATCGAATCAAGCATATCAAGGCACATCTGTTTGGGTTCAAATAAATCCTCCGAAAAGGCTGGCCGATAGTATCCCGCTGAGCTAAAATCGCGAGGAAAAACGACGTTCGATAATTGCGTTATTTGCCCGGCGATGCCGGAGAAACCGACATGCTGTGCAGCTCTCTCTTGACCTCGACTTGCGTTGGAAAAACCGTCACCAGGTAATCCATGGTCCCGGCGACCGCATCGATCCATCCGAGTTCGGCGTCGATGTCATCCGTGAACGCGATGCCAAGGCGTTCATCTGCGAACATCATTATGCCGGGTCATACCCCGCTGCCCACCTCGCCGTCGGTCTCTTTCGCAAACCTGGCGTCGATTCATCCGCGCTGGTCGGGGTCGCGGTGTTCAGCGAAGGCATCCAATCAGGCCAGGCCATGCCGCGCTGGACCGGGTTCGGGCGCGAGGAAGGGACAGAGCTAGGGCGGCTGGTGCTGCTGCCGGAGGTGAAATGGAACGGCGAAAGCTGGTTCCTGAAACGCGCCTTCAATGCGCTGCGGCAGGAGAAGCCGCATGTCAGGGCCTGCCTGTCCTATTCCGATCCCGTCGAACGCAGGACCGCAACGGGCGAGATGGTTAAGCCCGGCCATTTTGGCACTGTCTATCAAGCCAGCAACGCGGCTTTCCTCGGCATGGCGTCACCGCGCACGCTGGAGATGCTGCCGGATGGGCGCGTGATCCAACCTTATAACTTTTTCAAGTATCTGCGCCGCAAGCAGGGCTGGCAGGCGGCGGAAGCGAAGATTGAGAGCGCGGGTGCTGCGGTCGGAATCGTCAGGGCAGGGGAGACCGACCGAGACTGGGTGGACCGCGTCAGGGCGGCGTTGCGGCCCATTCGGCACCCCGGCAATCTGGTTTATGCCTTCGGCTTGGATGGCGAGGCCTCTAAATCGATCAAGGCGAAAGGCCAAGCCTTCCCGAAACAGCGCGACTGGGTAAGATAAACGCGATTGAAGCCATATTTCCCCTTCCCAGCGAATCGACGCAGGGTTTAAGAGATTCGCGTCAGCCTTTTTGGGAGATCACCATGGCACGCGCGGCGAAGAAAGCTTCGGAGGCGTCCGAGGAGCCGGTGCGGGATATCAACGAGGATGTTCAGCCGGAGGAAACCCCGGCGTTTCTGAAGCCGCTCGACGGGCTGAATGTCGGTCAGCTGCGCCAGGCGATTTCCTATGCCGAGGCGCGGATCAGGCAGCGGGAAGCCAGCGAAAAGGCCTCTGCCCGTGACGAGCTGATGAAGCTTGCCCAGGAAAAGGGGTTCGCCATTCACGACCTCTTCGGTGACATGGCGCCACGGCAAGCTGGGCCGGCCAAGCGTGGCCGGAAGCCGAAGAGCGAAGGCGCCTCGTCTGAAAGGGCGTCGCCGCCGGCGAAATACAGGAATCCCGCTACCGGCGAAGAATGGTCTGGTCGCGGTCGCGCCGCGAAGTGGATCCAGGTCGCCGAGGCAGAAGGCAAGAGCCGGGACGAATTCCTGATCGAAAAGCCGGCGGCTGAGTGACAGGGGCGGGCTTCGGCCCGCCTTTTTCTGAGATTAAAATTATGCGTCCACCAGCTCGGGCGTTCCCGTGCGCTGTTGCGGTGCCGGTGACGGGGTGGAGGGCAGGGGCCGCGAACCGCTGCCGTCAGACAATCCCGGTTCAGTTGGCCGGGGTATGCGCCGTGCCTGTCGGTAGGCGAACCATGACCAGACGGCGAATCCTGCCGACACGGCATAGGCCAGGCCGGGCAGATGCAGTGCGCCGAACAGGACTTCCGCTGTCTCGATGACGGCCAGGCTGCCGATCAGGCTCCACACAATGCCATAGGCCGCGAACCGTGCCCGGCTCCATGCGCGCCGATACCGCTGCCAGTCGGGATGATCGGGATGGAAGGCATTCATGGCGGTTCAGGCTTCGTTAGGAAGCTGCTCGCACGGCTCCAGGTCATTTTCCGAGAGTTAACGCCCGATGGCTCGCCATACCGCCTCCGCACCGCACAACGGCACCGGCACGCTTCGCGGCTTTTCGTCTCTGAAAAGCACTTGCATCTCGCGCAATGTCATCGGGCGTTCGAGCCTCCAACCGCCATGGTGCGATTCCTTGGGCCGGATGGCGTTCAGCAGCTGCGCAACCGACCAGTAATGCTCCAACACCTCGTCCTGGCTGGCGTCGCCCTTCCAGCAATGCATGCAGTAGGTGCGGCCGGAACGGGTGCGCCAAATCGTATGGTTCTCGCAGGCCATGACCGAATGTCCGAAGGGGAAGCTGCGAGGCTATGCCTGCCGAGACTGTGCGGGGCCGGTTATTTCGAGACCGTTCGCGAATTCAATTTATTGGTTCGGGCATCTTGAACGCCTGCGTGAGCGACCCGCGCCTGCCACAGACACAGCAGAGGCGTCACAACCAGCTCCATGCCGAGGGCCAACACCGCCGAGTTGGATGGGATGCCGACGACCACAATCCCCACCAGCCGCGCCAGGCCACCGGCAAACACTACCGCGGTCAGCAGGCGGAAACGCGAACCCATGGTCTCGATCCTCGGCGCCGAGGTCCAGAACGCCACTCCGATGCCGAACAGCAGGCCGGAGAGATAGCGGACGTGGCTGTCGAGCGATGGGTCGGCGGCATCGGCAATGAACCCGGCACCCAAAATCATGCCAGCGAGACCAGCCAGGACCGGAACAAGACCGAATACGAGGATAGCACTCTGAAGAAGCCGCTTTTCGGTCACTCGGTTATCCCGGCTCAATGCAAGACGGACAGATAACGGGAGAACTGGTGAGGTGTTGCGGCAAAAAACATAGGCCTGCTATTTATTCATCTGGCCGTCATTCTTTCCAGCGGCATTGCCCCTCCACCAGTTCTTCGCGTGTGGTGTCATGGCTTCAACCCAGAAATCATGTAATGGAGCGCCTTGATTGATCCTTTGCCAACAAGGACAATGATATCTTTCTGTCCGCTTTTAATCATTTGGTCGTGGATGCGTTCTGTGGGGAATTGCTTCACCTCAACAGAGACGTCATATTCAGGCAGATAGAAATCTAGGTTGCTAGGATTATCCTTTTCCTGTTCTGGCTTCGTGTATTCAATGCCGTGCTTTTCACATAGCAGTATGAATTCGCGTTCCATCGGATCATTTGGTATTTCCATCACCTCTCCCTCACCGCCTCAATGGCGGCTTTCAGTGCTGCGGCGGGGGTTGGGCCAATGCCGTGCAACTTATCTGCAGGCGTAAAGCAGACTAATCGCCTAGCACCGAACTGCCACTCATTGTCATCGATCAGTTCAAGGCAAATGCCGGCTTCGTAGCCCATTTCAATCAGCTTCTCCAGCAACGCCTCAACCGTCTCGTCTGCTGGCTGTGGCAGCATGGCATCAAACATGGATGTCCACACCTCACCAGCCTGCACTGCGAAGCTAGCCTTTTGCAGCTTTGCTAATCTATTCCGCCCCGCATCTATCATGTCATCGGTTGGGTATTTCGGCAGATGCGTCTCGTCTGCTGGCTGTGCCGGTTGCTGGAGGGCCCGCATTAATACACCGATTGCTTCAGCGGCCTCTTTGAACGGATATCCACCAAGCTCATCGTTGATAATTTGCGTTAAGGTAGCAATCGCCTCCCGCTCCGCCTGCCCGCCTGCCTGTTCGGGCATTAAGGGTACTGCGTCACCAATTAGGGTATTATCGGCCTGTTCTATACCTTCAATCGGTTCGGCCTTGGCTGCGGATCGTCCTGTATTGGCCCACCGTATCGCATCCCTGGCAACGCGCATTTCATCGGCTGTCAGTTCGCCCATGTGCAGGCGCAATTCCTGTGCGGGCATGTCTGGGTCGAGCGGTACGGTCAGCATCTGTTCGCGGAGCCGGGCGAGGGAGGCTTTGGCTAAATCAAATTCCACGGTTTTTCGATCGGCTATTTTCAGTGCCGCCTCTATCGCGTCTAGGTCTTCGGGGGTGGTCATTCTCTATCCCTATCCATTAATGCTTGAATATCGTCGTCCATTTCGTCAATCGCACCCCTATTCGCCGCGCCTGCCGGTTGCTGGCGCAGTTGGGCGTAGGCAGCCAGGGCTTCATCACAGAACCGATTGACATTAAACGTCGGGTGACATCCAGATCGTATCCGCCTTAAAGCCTCCGCCATCTGCGCCATCACGCCCCCTCCCTGTGACGCACCCCCGGCCTGAGCGGGAGATTGGGAAACTCGACCCAGAGCATAAGTTGCGGCTTTGCTGAACGGATCGACGCGCTTACTGAAATGCGACAATGCATCGCTTATAGTCTGGGCATCCGGCATCGCCGGTGCATCTGGGTTCGCGTTGGTGGGGGTCATGGCAAATATCCTGTGTGATCAAAGCAAGAGTCGGACGTAAAAGCATGGCCGACATAGAGGCCGAGGGCATAAACGACGATTATCCAGAAGGCTTGTTTACCGGTCACTTCCCGCCCTCCATGCATTCCCTGATGACGGCGGCATGTATGTTCCTCGTCAGAACAGGCGCAAAATCGGATAGGTCACGAACCGCTTCCCTCAACCGACCCATCTCCTCCGCCATGTCGGCGCGGGATGCGGTCCAGGCTGCTTTAAACGCTGCCATCGCTATGCCCTCATCATTCTCCGTAAAACCTGACGTATCTTCAAACCACTTCTCGAAAGCGACGCGGCACTGGTCGGCGGTCATGGCTTCTGTCCTTCATGGGTCCATTCAATGCCTAGTCGCTTAGCGCAATCGTTTCCGAATGGAAGAAACCCGCAATCACCGCCGTCTGGCACATATTGATCTTCATCTTCTGGATGCAGATACCAATCGCCGCCTGCAATGGCATGAACCATTCTATGCGGCTTTGACGGATCAATGTCGCGTTGGCAATTTATGCAGTAGTAATCAGTCTTAGGGGTTTTCCGATAGTCGGGCTTTGCTGCAAATCGGTCTATTTTGCGCATCTACCCCTCCGTCGATGCTGGCGGTTGGGGGACGGGCATCCAATGGGTTAAACTGTACTGAACTCGCACCCATTCGCAGGTGTCAAAATCCCCGACAGCCCATTCAAGGAAACAGTTTTTCCTTGCTGACCATTTTACATCTGCATGGCGTTCTTTGTTTACTGACCATGCATCAAACCGACTGCCATCCTTCGGCGCAGTATCAATCGGCATCCACTCACCCGCTGGCTGCGCCTCAATCTCCGTCAGCCTGTTCCGGCCGTAGACATGCACCACGCGGGCATTATCCATTTGCAGGACCAGGCCGTCTCTGCCTTCGCGGGTCGTGTATGAGCCGATGCAGGTGCCGGTGAAGTCGTCGCAGTCTGCGCGGAAGCGTTTGCCGAGATCAGTCATGGTCGCCTCCCTGTGGTTGGGGGACAGCTGCGAGCATGGCCTTATATTCCGCGATAATGGCCTTGGTATTTTGCGTGTCATCAGTCGGGACCGCATTAAACGCCTTGATACCGGCTATAACCATCTCATCCGTCGGCTCAACCGGCACCAGTTTCCATCCCGCTGGCTGCGCGGTCCCGGGGCTGAGCATTCCGAGGCTTCTTCCAAGCACTTCGACAAGCCGTTCCCTCTTGCCTTTGCCAAGGCAGAGATGGACCAATATGTCGTCCGCTAAATCAGAAATTGCGACACTTTCATTGCCCAGGCAGTCGCCTCCTGGTTGACAACCGGCAGTCGTGGAAGGGAGATCAGAAACTTCCGTCTCACCGGCTACAATTTCGTTATTAACATCCACCGCATTTGTCGTGTCTGGCTTCGGCGTGTCGATGGGGGCGGCGTCGTACATGGCTTGCCATACCCGGCCCAAGTTATTCTTTCGAGCGTCAAAGGACATTGTTTCGCAGTTAACATGCTGAAAGCCCGCCAAAATCATTTCGTGGGTAGCTACGCGCGGCGGCCCCTGCACTGGCGCGGGCTGGAGTGCCTTAAGTATGGTTTCGCGCCACTCGCTTACAATCTCCTCTCCGCCAGGGCTATGCGCTGTTTTTATGCAGCGTCCATGCAGCTTATCGAGCGCCCCCAAAGCCTCTCGCCGTTGCTGTTCAGTCGTCATGGTCATCTTAAAATCCAATCCCCTTAAAATCATCCTTGACTACAACGTATATACACCATAATGATCAAGCAACAGATTTTCACCGGGTATTTTAAATGGCAATAAAATTACCGCCGACGCGCATGAGAACGATGCGGTTCGAGCGTGATTTGGAAAGAAGAGTTTTGCGTGCAGCGAAGGGCGAAAGTCTGAAAACATTCGCTGCTGTCGTGCGCGTGGCTCTGAATGACTGGCTTAGGAAAAGAGGATATTAGGTGGGCATTATTCCAGACAAAGCACTCGAACAGCACATCGCTATTTTGGGTATCACCGGTTCCGGCAAGACGTTTGCCGCGAAGGGCATCGCGGAAAGCATCTTGTCCAGCGGCGGGCATCTCTGCGTCATCGATCCAACCGGCGCCTGGTCCGGCTTGCGGTCCAGCGCCAGCGGCAAGAAGGCCGGCTTCCCGGTCGTGATCTTCGGCGGCGATCAGGCCGACGTGCCGCTGACGGCCAATAGCGGCGAGGCGATCGCGGAGATCGTCGCCACGACGGATACTTCCTGCGTGCTGGACACCGGCAACATGACTGTGCGCGACCAGACCCGGTTCCTGACCGACGTCGCTGAAACGCTCTACCGGCTGAACCGCAAGCCGCTGCACCTCATCATCGACGAGGCCCACAACATCATGCCGCAGGGCAAGGTGGCGGACCCGCAGTCAGCCATGATGCTGCATGCCGCAAACCGGCTGTTGAGCCAGGGCAGGAGCCGCGGGCTGCGGGTGATGATGATCTCGCAGCGGCCGCAGAAACTTCATAAGGACAGCCTCAGCCAGGCCCAGGCGCTGGTCGCCATGCGGGTCGTCGCGCCGCAGGACCGTAAGGCCATCGAGGACTGGATCGGCTCCTGGGCAGACCCGAAGGAAGGGGCCGACATGATGGCCTCGCTGCCGTCGTTGCAGACCGGCGAGGGCTGGGTATGGGCGCCTGTCGTCGGCGTCCTCAAGCGGGTGAAGTTTCCACCGATCAAGACCTATGACAGCAGCAAGGCGCCGGATGGCGAAGCTGGTGAAATCGTGCTGGCGAAGATCGACCTTCCCGCCATCCAGGCCAGGCTCGAACTGGCGACGAGCGATGCCGCCGAGAATGATCCCAAGCGGCTGAAGGCCCGCATCGCCGAGCTCGAGAAGGCCAAGGGGAAGCCGGACGCCGATGCGCTCAGGAAGGCCGAGGAGGCGGGGTATGCACGGGGGAGGGCGGAGGTCGCTCCGGCAGTTAAGCAGGCGCTGGCGGCCGCTGGCGACCGTCTGAGGGCACTGGCAGAGGATCTGGGGTCAAGCCAAGTCATAAGTGCCGCCCCAGTGCCCAACCCGGTGCCCCTGCAGCCGTCCAGGCCCAAAGCCCCACCATCGTCGACCAGGTCCGAGATTGGCGACGGTCTCCCGCGCCGCATCCTGACCGCCCTGGCTCAGCTCGACGGAGCGGTGCCGAAGTCGCGCCTGGCGCTGATGGTGGAGGTGAAGGCGTCGGGAGGTTACTTCCGCAATACCCTGACCAAGATGCGGTCGGAGGGACAGGTCACCGGCACCGACCCGATCTCGATTACCCCGGCGGGCCGCGCCGCTGTCGGTCCAGTCGATCCGCTGCCGGTGGGGCGCGATCTGCTCGATGTCTGGAGCAAGCGCCTCGGCGGTCTGAACGAGCGGATCCTCGGCACCTTATGGGACGCCGGTGCCCTGGCGAAGGGCGATCTCGCCGCGCGCGTCGGCACCGATCCCAGCGGGGGCTACTTCCGCAACACGCTGACGAAGCTGCGCGGCCTCGGTCTGATCGACGGGACCCAGACCGTCAGCCTGTCGATGAATTTCTACACTGCGTAAGCCGGCCACTTACGGCCCACCAAACAAAGGAGAAAGAAATGTCCTATTCACTCAACAGCGTCCATCTCATCGGCAATGTCGGCAAGGACCCGAAGACCAAGACCCTCGATCGCGGCGGCCTGACGGCGCGGTTCAGCATCGCCACGGCCGAGGCCTGGTACGACGCTAAGGATCAGCGTCAGGAGAAGACGAGCTGGCATCCCTGCGTCGCCTACGGCAAGACCGCCGAGCTGGTGCGAGATCATGTCAGGCAGGGCCAGCAGGTCAGTATCATCGGCCGCATGGAGCCGCGCGAATGGGATGACGCCGGCGTCAAGCGCAACATCACCGAGGTCGTCGTCCAGGAGATCGGCTTCCTCGGTCGGAAGCCGCAGCCATGACGCTGCGCATGGTCTTCTGCCGGCATGGCTGCAATGCCTTCGAGACGCGGGATGATGAACCGGAGTGCGGAGCCTGCGGCTCCGTCATGACGGAGGATGTCGAGCCGTTCGAGGATGCGATCGAGGAGGTGGAGGAGCGGGGTCCGGAGCCGGGCTAGGGAAGCGCGTAGTCCTGGGTGGAGAACTTGTCGGCGACACCCAGGATGCTCGAGACGTAGGCCGCGAAGGAAAGGGCGGTGTTGATTGACCATTTCGCGGCGCCATAGGTCATGAAGCTGGTAGGAAACTCAAGTCGGCCATCGTTTAAATTAACGGGAACAATTGATGCTTTTTTTCTAGGTCTCTCACTAAATCACGGAGGCTAGCTTTCTCATTGTCCCACATGGGTTTGAAATGGATCAGCGCGTTGCGAAAATCAATGAGAAGCTTCATGTTCTTACATTTGTTGTTATTCTTGTCCGGCGGGCCCTTTTGCATAAGGCAAGCGATAGAGGGGAATTTATCCCATGCGCTGCCGCTTCTGCGTTCCTTAATATTTTCAAACGCAAATTTCTTCGAATAACAAATGGTCGGTATATCTAGCTGATCTTGAATTGTCTCGTTTAGATGCGCTTCGATAGCTGCCGATGCCATGATTGTTGATACTGGAACGGTCTGAAGCATATCGGCGACCCGAGCGGTGCGGGCAGATGGATCACGTTCAGCCTCAACAGCGTGAGCTCTTCTGGCTGCATGGACAGCTGAATGCATCAAATGAGTCGCGATGTCAGCCCGAAGGCTGACCGGCGGGTCTGAAGTTATCAGGCTCCACGAGGTCGTAAGGACCGCGCCTGGCGCGGTTGCATCTTTAGCTGTTGATGATTCGTCGGCGGGCATCGATGGCTGGCCTTCTGATGGGGGCATCGCGCAACGTTCTGGACCCTTGCTGCTGGACGCCATCGCAATCTCCACCATCTGTCCCGCCGAATGCGGCTATGCTGACCTGATGTGAGGAGCTTTCCCATGAGCGACGATGAAGTCAGGGCGAAGCTGGTCGCGTATTGCCGATCCCGTGGCATCTCGATGACACGGTTGGCAAAGTGGATGGATTGGGGATCGGCGTACCAGCACAGTCCGGCGTCCCACGCGAAGCTGTTGCAGCGGTTCCTCCGAGGTCAGAACGTTGGGGAAGAAGCTACGGCGGTTTTTCGTGCATCGGCGGAGGGGTTGGCGGGCTTGGCTAAGGGGTAAGAGCTCACACTAGGCACTCATCGTGCCTCAGCTGTTCTCGACCCAAAGCAACGGAATGGTGGTCGTTACAACGAACATGTCCGATCAACCATGCATGGCGGCAGAGCTTCGGTAGGCATGCATGGCCGTTGATCGAACGAGATGTTCTGACGCAAAAATTTCTGTTATGACGGCGAGATGTTCCGCCGAAAAATCTTCCCGCCACTTGAGGACCTGGACCGCCTGCGCCAACCCCTCACCGAGGGCGAGCGCATGGTTCTGGAACTCTTCCACCGCCGCCTGTCCGTTGAATGGGAAATCTACATCCAGCCCCATTTGAATGGGCTAAGGCCGGACGTTGTGCTGCTGAACCCCCGCGCTGGTATCGCGGTATTCGAGGTGAAAGATTGGGACCTCGATGCCATGGATTACTCTGTAGCTGAGAAGTATAAAGGCTATCCGGTCCTCGTTGCCCGGAAGGACGGCCGCCTGTTTTCGATCGAAGAACAAAATCCTATCTCGAAAGTGGAGTTCTATAAGAAGGCCATTTACGAACTTTATTGTCCGCGTCTTGAGCAGCGGAGCGGTTTCGGTGCTATTACGGCGGGCGTAATCTTTCCCTTTGCATCGGCGGAACGGGTGAAAGCGCTGTTTAGTCCCTTTACTGGGGACCGGCAGAAGCCCGAAATCGCTAAGTACCATCCCATCGCTGGTTCGAGGGAGGTGGCAACTGGCGACATTAGGTCAATCTTCCCGGAGTCGAGCAGGCGCACGTCCCAACTGATGCGGCCGGAACTTGCGGACGACCTGCGGGGATGGCTCGAAGAGCCGGACTTCGCCCGCATGCAGCGTGAGCCGCTCAAGCTCGACGCCGAGCAGAGGAAGTTGATCACGGAGTGGCCGGCTTCACGATATCGGAGGATCAAGGGACCGGCAGGATCGGGCAAGTCCATGGTGTTGGCGGCGAGGGCGGCGATGCGTGCGAACGCAGAGAAGACCGTGCTCATCCTCACTTTCAACATTACTCTGTGGCACTATCTCCGGGACTTGATCGTGCGCTCGCTGCACAAACCGGTTGGCCTGAGTTCCATTTGGTTCGATCACTTCCATCATTTCTGCAAGATCGCGGCCCTGCGATCTGGATATCATGCCCGATATGTTCGGCTCATCGACGAACTTCAGAAGACGGCTGACCGCGCGACGAAAGACCGTATTATGAACGTTGAAATACCACAGCTCGCCAGCGAAGCGTTCGAAACGGGCAAGGTGCCGACATACGACACCATCATGGTGGATGAGGGCCAAGACTACCGTCCGGACTGGTGGCCAATCATTCGTAAGGCGCTGAAGCCAGGGGGAGAGGTGTTGCTCGTCGCCGATGTTACACAAGACATCTACGGCACAGGAAAGGCATGGACCGAGCAAGCCATGACCGAGATGGGCTTTAGCGGCCGTTGGGCGAGGCTCGGCAAAAGCTACAGGCTTCCCGAGATGGTCCAGGACTATGCGGGCACTTTCGCCAAAATCTTCATCGACAAAGACCGAACTGACCTTCCCGACTCGGGACAGTCCAACTTGGAGCCTGATAGTTGCACGCTCCGGTGGGTGCAGTGCGAAGCGCCCCAAGGGACCGAGGCGTGCATCAGGGAAATTATCGCATTGATGCGTCGAACGGGCGCGAACGGAACGGGCAACGCGGATATAACCTTCTTGACGGACGACACGAACCTCGGAGACGACGTGGTACGGGGATTGACTGGCCTTAACATAAACGCAGTCAGCACATTTAACGAGGACTACATGGAGCGGCGTCGGGAGAAAATTGGCTTCTTTATGGGGGATGCGCGGATCAAAGCAACTACCCCGCACAGCTTTAAGGGTTGGGAGACAAGACTGCTTGTCGTCTACGTAAGCCAGTTCGACTTGCCCGAGAGTAAAGCGGTTATCTACGCCGCTCTGACTCGCCTGAAGCGAAGTCCTCAAGGCAGCTTCCTGACAGTCGTGTGTTCAGCAAACAACCCGGAGCTAATCGCATACGGGCGGACTTGGCCGGAACACAATCAAAAGCCAGAGCCGATCGTGCTATTCCATGCAACGTCGGAAGCGCTTGTCGATCATTGATCATTGTACCCCAACGCAGAAAAACCCCCGCCAGCCGAAGCTGACGGGGGTCGATCGAAGCTATCCAACCGGGGAGGAGCCCGGCCAGACGCGCTAACTCATCTGAGCGATCACGTCATTCCTGAGCCCAGTTACCAGAGGCACCATCGCACTGCAGGATTGCCTTCCCGTAGTTAGCGGAAATCGCCAATGATGCAGCATTCTGCACGGTCCCGCTGGTCGGTGTGATGGTGATGTTGTTGGTCGCCGCATCGCCTTTCTCGTCAGCGATGCGCAAAATCCGCCCGTCAATCGTGCCGCCCGTGGTGCAGGTCGGGATGTTGATCGTCGTGGCGCTGCCCGTGCCCTTGTTGACCAGGATCCCGTAGTCATTGGCGAGAACGGTGTATGACGCTCCGGTAGTGACCGTCGTTCTCGTAAACTGCAGGCCGCCCTGGAAGCTGGAAGGGCCAGTAGCTCTGATGGCAAAATTGCTGATCGCGCCGGTCGGGGCGGAGACGTTCAGGCCGTCGGCTACCGGAGGCGACCCGGATACTGCGCCGCCCGCGATCTGCAATGCGTGCGCTGCGCCAAAGCTGGCGTTGGTTCCTGCCGAGGGTGGACCGGCGATGTAAGCGCAGGAGGAATCGGTCGCGGTGCTGGCACCGGAGAAAGCGGTGGTGCCGCAGGTGACGGACAGCCATGGGTCGTTGGTCAGGGCGCCGACAAGATGGGTTCGAGTGCCAGTGAAGGCCAGGTTCATCACGGGCTGGACTGACCCCGCCGGGATGTTGTTGTCGGCGGCACCGTTAAACACGTAATGGACGCCGGCGCTCGCTGCTGGCGAGAACGTCGTTGCGGTCTGGGTGAACTGATAAACCGGCGTCGCCACACCGCCATATGTCATGCGGATCGCGCCTGCCGAAGTGCCGGTGTTCAGGTAAACGGCGCCGCTCGATCCGCCGCTGCCCTTCGAGCTCAGTGTGATGTTCTCGTTGCCAGCGCTCGAGGTCGATTGCAGAAGCGGACCAGTCGAGGATCCGGCTGCCGAGGTGGTCAGCTGCACGCCGTTTGCCGATGACGCCGTATTGGTGTTGACGGTGAAGCCAGGGTTTGTCGTCCCGTTCTGGCCGACGACAAAGGCATTGGCTGAGGTTGCAGTGATGGTCTGCGCGCCGCTGGCGATGGTCCCGACTGAGCCGAGGTTGCCGGAAGCGTCGATGGTTGCGGTTGATCCGGCAAAGGATCCTGCGTTGTTATACTGGATCTGCCCGGTGCTTCCGCCCGGCGTGCCGCTGCCGCCAGTCGAGCACGCTCCCCATTTTAACCCAGTTGTCTGGGTGCTGTCAGCAATCAGGCAGGTATTGTCAGCGCCTACCGCGAGCCGGGTATTGGCGGTGCTGAAGGTATAAATGTCGCCCTTGCTGGTCAAAGGTGACGTCGTGCCGCCGCTACAGTTAAAAACGCCGCTGCTAATCGAGCAGTTTGCGCCTGGCTGTAGGGATGTCAGAACGCCGCTGCCATCATAGCCTGCAAGGTAATTGGCCGTGCCGGAATTCAGGGCAGTGAAGTTTGAGTTGATCTTACCGAAGGCGGTGCGGTTGGGATCACCAGTCCCGTCATTTGCAGTTGTTCCGATGTTCACGGGCGAGATCGTAGCGGCTTCGGCCTGCAATGGGAAAAGCAGCAAGGTGGATAGAAGAAGGAGTTTTTTCATTATTGAACCTACTGTTTATCGGCGGTCAAAAGTATGGAATCGGCAGTGATGCTTGTTGAACTCGCGCCGTTGTCATTGGCGGGAACGCCTACAGTCCACCCCGCAGCCATCGTTGTATAAGGGCTGGACGCGAGACTGTGGATTGTGGCCGATGGATGGGTGCCGTCCGGTGTGCCGTATTTGGACGTGCCGTTGCTGACCCAGCGATCTGAATAGCTGGCATTTGGATCGCGGCAGTACGAGTTGATGTCGAATACCTCGTCCGGACCGTTACTCTGTCCGATAAGGGGAGTGATCGAGGCATTCAGCTGATCGCGCGGACCGCCGACGACACTGCTGGCAACGGGCGTCTGGTCCGTTGGCGCCGACCAGTTGTTGGTGGAAGTCGCGCGCGGGATGACGTTGTCGTTGGCGATATGTCGAGGGTATTTGCCGTACTGGCGAAAATCGGCCCATATAACCTGTTTGGCAGCGAGCGTCTGAGCTGCCGTCTTGTTTGCCTGGAAATCGTTCGTCCCATAATCGTCTTGATAGTGGGTGGCGAACTGCATCAGCCACTTTCGATAAACCGCGCCGCCAACCGGCCAATCGCTGGCGGCTTCGCTCGGCTTGGCAACATGGACAAAGGGTATCTGGCCGCCATTGACGTTTCGGATCCCGTTGACGACATAGCCGCCGCCGAGAGAGCCATTATCCTGGTTGTCGTAGTATCCGTAATTTATGCTGTCGCCGCTTAGGAATAGCGAGACATCGGGCGTACCGGCCCATTCGCCGATAATGGCGCTCGGCATCATTGCGAAGTCGCCGTATGAGTTGGACGCTGTGCCAGGCGTCGTGAATGGACCGGCGGCCTGGATCTGCGAGGGAACTAGGGCCGTGCTGATCCAGCGCGTCGTGCCATTGTTCTGGTTGTTGAATATCTCTTGAAAGTTCGGCTCGGCGGATGCCCACTTGTCCGACGTGGAGGAGAGGGTCATGCCGGTACGGACGGCCGCGCTGAAATTAGAGCCCCACCCGGCGGGGAATACGTTCAGGCCGAAAGCTGCTGGGTAGATCGGGTCGCTGACCGCCCATTGCCCCGATGGAATCGTGACGTTGGCCGCAGCGTTAAAAGTGACCGTCACGTATTTTGCAGTGGGCGAGATCTGCTCTAACGCGGCTTCGATCGTTATCGGATTGGCATTGCTGAATTCACCATGGTTCAAATAGCCATTCCAGTAGATGAGGCGGATCGACTTGACCGGTTGACGCCCAACGACGATGACCGACCGGCGAGCGGTCTGCATGTAGCCTGAATTGTTGGGGTGGACAGAGGTATACCCGCCCTTGGCCACGATGGCATTGTTCGCGGGGATGAACGCCGCTGTCGTGGGTGCCTGCCGGGAATTGAACCCGAAGTTCATGTGAAAGTTGAAAGCCTGCGCCTCGTTGGAAAATAAAGTGAGCAGGCAGAAGGCGAGCAGCAGGGAAAGCTTTTTCATATGGCCTACTGGTTATAGATTGCGGTGATTGATCAATGGGAAGAGGTTCGGCCGATCAACAAGCGGGGCGGTAAAGCTAGCTGGGCCGGTCTTGTATGGGTAATCGTTCTTATAAGCACCGTCCGTCCAGGCCGTGAATCCGACCCACACATCATGGGACGCCATGTAATCGAGCATGGCCCCATATTGCGCCATGCAGGAGTTGTCGGGCGAAATGCCGAACTCGCCGAGAAGAAGCTTGCGATTGTTCGTCGTGGCCCAGTCGGTCATTGCCGAAATTTGCGAAACGCCGTCCCTTGTGCAGAAGGACATATCCGAACCGCCGCCGTCCGCGCCCGCATCCAGATAAGCGTGGCCTTCATCAATCAGCTTGTTCAGCGTGTCAGTGACAGTCAGTGCCGCGGCGGCCCATCCGTCAGCAATCCAGTTTGCGGTGCTGGCGTAGCTCAAGCCTTCTATCAAAATCCAACCGGTGAAGCCTTCGCCGCGAATGGCGGGGATGGCAGCATTATAAAACGATGCCATGGTTGCACCGTCGATTGCGTGCGGCTCGTTCATCAGGTCGAAGCTGACTTTGGGATAAGACGATGACGGGAATGCATCGGCCATCCTTCTCCAGAAGTCGGCATAATCTGCCGGCTTTGCTGAAATGAACTGGACCGAGACGTTGCTGATCGACCCGCTAAAACCGCTGGCGCTGAATGCGATGATATCGCTCGGCACCGGGCCGCAGCGAACCTGTTCAGTGAAAGTCCCGTTGCTCGACCGTGTCGTCCCGGACCCTGTCCCCAGTTTCAAGGTTACTGAACCAGACGTTACATTGCTCAGCGTGTACGTGACGGTGTAGAGCATGCCGTTCGCTGTCGACGGCGTTTCGCTGATAGCTATGCCGGTGAAGTTCGACATATTCGCCGCGTTGCCGGAAACGGTGACGCCCTGACCGCGATTCCAGGTAGTTTGCGCGCCGGACATATATTCAGACATTACCGTCTGGCTGTTATTGATATTGTATGTCCCAACGCCGCCAGTTCCAGTTCCCAAGGAGGAAATGGTGGTGTTTTCAGTTACCCCCTGACCTGTGATCATCTGGCCGTTGAGAATTTTGCCAGAGGAAATGGCCGTGACAGTGAGGACTTTCCCGGAAATCGACCCGGTGAACGTTGCATAGTTTTCGGTCGAGGTCAGGGAGGTCGAGGCAACCGCTTGGCTGGCGCTGAGGATGTAAGTCCCCGTACCGCCAGTACCTGTCCCGAGAGAGTTGATCTTGGTCCCTGCGGTGACGCCAGGGCCATTGATGACTTGTCCAATCGCCAATGTGCCAGATGAGAGGGCTGAAACTGTGAGCGTCGTTCCGGCAATCGATCCGGTGAAACTCGCGCCGGCAATGAATGTGCCATTCACCACTTTTTCCAGTGTCGGCGCATTGATCATGCTGTCGCCGTACTGGGCGTAGTTGTGCATATCGAGAAGGATGTTTTCGCCTGCGGCCTGGCAGGTATCGACGGCTGCGCGCATCTCCGCCAGTTTGGTGGCATCGAGCGGCGCCTGCAGGGTTGGCTGGAGGCGTTCCCATTTGAACGGTTCCCGGATCGTCAGCAGCGAGCGGGAGTGGTAATAGGGGCAGTTCTGGGAGGAGTGGTCGAAATAATCGGTGTGGAAGACGCCAGGATAGGCGCCGAACTCCATTTCGGAGTTGTTGACGCCTGTTAAGGGCAGTGCGCTTGGCGTCGTTGTGTCGATAGCCGGTGCTGTCGGTAAGGCCGGCGCGGTCGGTGTCGGCGTTCCGTAATAGTTCGCTTGATCATTGCTGAATGCCAGCATTTCACTGTCGGTTAGGGCACCCTTGAACACCAGCGTTTCCGCCGTATCGCCCTGAAAACTGCCGCTGGCATTGATCGGGTAACCCAAGCGGGCTGTGAACCGGTATTGAAGGTTGATCGAGGACAGCGCGGCATTACTGTCCGACTGCTGGACGGGGTAGCCGTCGCGGTAAGCGGTCATCCCATTTGTTTGACCGATTTTGTAGCGCCAGCCATAGGTGTGGAAATAGCCTTCATCCATGTAGGCGACGATGAAGTTGTCGCCGTCCATGTAGAAGTTGCCGCCGTTCGGAAAGGCGTAATGCTGAAGGAAATCCCAGCCGATAACGCGATTGGCGGTGAGAGATGCGGGATTGAAAGCAGCCAGAACGGTCAAGTTGGTATAACCGTTAATAGGACTGATCGCATCCATGCCATTGCTGCCATTCCAGACAAGGCCCGGCTTGTTGTTCAGATTGGCGTCTGTGGCGGAAAACACGGGCTGGTCGGCGAGGGTGGGAGCCTGCCCATCGCCATAGCCGTCCGCGCTGCGCTTGATCCCAGCGTTGTAAGCATTGGGGCCTTGATCGTACCAGGTCACCAGATGCACCGGAGATCCTGCGGCCCAAGTCAGCAAGGAAGCTGTGTCGACCGGCGCATTGATCGCCTGACTGGTGAAGCCGACCGTCATCTGCTTGTTGTCGCTCTCCCGACGGAAGGTGCAGCACGGACCGATGTACGGCGCATACAGCTTGCGAAAGGAGAAAATGTTCTGCGGGGTCGCGGTGGCCAGGTTCATGAACAGGTCGGGCTGCGTCGCAAAGCCCACAGCGGCCGGATCTGTCCAGCCGATGCTGTTCTTGGTGGCGATGATGTAGGTCGAGCTTCCGGACGCGGTGGCGGTGAAGGTCGCAGTCGGATTGAAGCCAGGCGACAGGGTGACGCTGGAGGGCGAGAAGGTGACGCCAGTGATGGGGGTAGGGGTGACGGTGATGGGACCGACCACGCAGCTCGACGGGAAGCTGTCAGAGGCGCTTTTTACGCACCCTTTGTACGTCACCGTGAAGGTCGCGGGCGTCCCCACCGTGCCGCGGCTTGGGCCGGTCAGGTAATAGGCCCGAGGCTGGTAGGCGTTGGTGTATTTGGTCAGAACGGCAACCTGGACGGTATCGCCGCCCGAGGCTTGATTCTCGACACCCTGGAAGTATTTGCCGAAATAGGGACCGGCGGCGAAGTACGTGATCGGGACGTTGTGCTTCTGCAGGTAGGCGAGGCCGTTATCGAGGATGGTCAGCCAACGCGGATCGCTGTTCGGGACGCCTGATTCGCCGATGTGGCATTTCAGGTGGTTCGGCTCGCAGAACTGCTCGATGAACGGTTTATAGCGTTTGACCAGGATGTCCGGCCCCAGCACGGCGCAATGTCCGGCGCCGCCGGCGCAGTCCAGGCTGTCACCGATGGCAACTTCATTGTCGTACCCGTTGACGCCCGCGCCATTCGTGCCGCTGTTATCGTGGTCGGCATAAGCGTGGCCTGAGAACACCAGGTTGCCGCCGGTCAGATTGGCGAGATCGGCGTTGCCGTTGGAAAACCAGCTGTAGGTGCCGGAATACCCGTTGCCCTCGACATAGATCGGTGTCGTCGAATCGATGGCGCGGATTGCGTTGATGGCTGCCTGAGCGGCGTCGTGCCAGGCATTGGCCGTTGGCATGTTCGACGGCTCGTTCATGAGATCGTAGCCATAGACGGCAGGGTTGCCGACGAAAACTGCTGCGATGCGGCTCCACAGATCGGCGAAGTCGGACGGGTTCAGCGTGCCGTCGCCGAGTTTGTGGGTCGGGTAGGAATAGGTCAGGCTGACCGTGCCAGCGGCGGTCGCGGCATTGCTGATGGTGAACTGCGTCGGGGTATCGACCGAAATGACGGTCGTGTTGCCAGGGATGCCGGTGCCGCTGATACCGTTGCCGACCGCGATGTTCGTCGTGTCGCTGCCGGTGATGACGGTTGGCGTGGTCAGCGAGGTCGTGCCGGTGACCTTGCCGACGCGCGTGTAGCCGCCGTAGTTGTGGACATCGAGCAGGATCTTCTGACCGTGCGCGGCCGCTGTCGAGGCGACCGAAGTCAGGTAGCCGACGAAGGTCGGGTCCAGCGGACCATTCAGGACAGGCTGGATGCGCTCCCACCGGAAGGGTACGCGAACCCGCATCCAGTTCTTCGAGCGGTAATAATCGAAATTGCCGGAGTTCGGGATCGGATAATCGGTAGACGGCGTGCCGGGCAGGGCGCCTTGCTCGAGGCCGGAGACATTGACCCCGACCAGGACCGTTTTATCGGAAAGCTCGCTGCCGCCGCGTGATGCATAGGCAGGAGCGGAAGATACGATAAGGGCGAGAAGCGTTAGGAAAAAGCGCATCTAAAATCCTCAGTAAACGGATGAGCAGGAGCCGAGAATGGTGGTGCCGCCGCCTTCCTGGCGTTGCACCGCACCGATATCGATAAAGCCTGTGGTGTAGCCGCCGGGGAAGTTGCCGGGGGCGCCTTTGGCTTTCAGGTTGGTGCCGATGGCGAAGTTCTTGCCGGTGGTAATCTGCCAGACCTTGTCCGGCGTCGAATCCGCTGCGATGGCGATGTCGGTGGTGATCTGAGTTTCGCTGTCGACCGAGGCAATGCCGTATTTACCGACCGTCACGCCTGTTCCACTGATGACGTAAAGGAAGTCCCTGCCTGGCGTGACGCCGGAGGAAAGGAATGTCGCACCGGCCTGAACGAAATGATTGCCCGTCACCGTCGTCGCGGTCGTTCCGGAGATCTGCGCCACGCCCGCGAACTGCGGATCGAGCGCGAGGTCGGAATTGCCCTTTTGCCATTTGGTCGGGTCGTTGACGTCGGCCGTGTTGTTAAAATAGTCGTTCAGATTGTCTTGAATGAAATTATTGACGTCCGCACCCGATGCGCCAGTCGCAAGCCCATAAAGGATGTTGTTGCGGAACTGGAGTTGATTGAGGGATCCGGTGACAAGTGAAATACCCGTTCCAAGTTTATTTTCGGCCCCGTAAATCGTGTTGTTGCGGATATCCAGAAAGCCGGTGTTGGCCAGGGAGCCAATGATTCCGCCAGTCACGTTACCGATGATCAGGTTCCCGAGGATAACGACCGAGCTGTTGCCACCGACGGATATCCCGATATCGCTGTCATGCAGGTAGCTGTCTTCGATAATGGAAAAAGCGTTGTTGCTCGTGCTGACCTGCACGGCCTTGCCTTTGATAGAGACCGCTTCGACGTTCCGGATCAGGCTGTTGAAGTTGGTCGTGATTCCGCTGCGGCCGGCGGTCGTCGAGTTGTTGTAGACGCTGCTATCCAGAAGCGACGCGCTGTTACCGAAATTGATAACCGAAGCCGCGCTGCCGATCACCTTGACGCTGCGAGTGACAGTATTGTTGCCGAGGGTCAGAGTTGCCGTTGAAGGATTGAGGACCGGCAGAGTGCCCGACGCCACGGAAGGCCTGTCGCCGCGAACGGAGGAGAAGCCCTCGATTTTGATCGGGGACAGGGCGTTACCAGAGGCGATAGTCACGGTCCCGCTCAGCGTGTAAGTCGCGCCCCCCTTGATGAAATACATCGCCGAACCGGTCGAGGAAGCCACGGCGAGAGTCGAGTTGAAGACGTTGGCGTCCGATGATCCAAGGGACAGCGCGCCACCAACCTTGCCGGTGCCATTTGAAAGGGTCGCTGTGGTGCCGACTGCCCGGTCCAGCGTGGCGACCCCGCCGGAGACACTGACGATCTCGTACCAGCTGGCGGTAAAACCGGTGCCGGCGGTCACCCGGAGGAGGTTGCCGACCATCGCCACGGTGAAGGGGTGCGAGGCGGACGTGACCTGTGCCGGCGCGGTCGAGCCGTTGCTCGAGGCGATGTCGGTATCCGCGAACGGGCTGGTGTCCATCTGGCTGTAGTCGACGCCAAAGGTGATGCCGGTCAGGGATGCGGCGGTGCCGACGCCGGCCGTGGTGGCGACCAGGTAGCGGCCTTGCCCGACGATGGAGCCAGCGCCGATGCCTGCGCTCAGCGTGGCGGCGCCAGCATTGACGGAAGCGATTTTAAAGAAACCGGATATGACGTTGGTTTGCGCAGGAAGCCAGATGGAGGCTCCAACATCGGCTGAGGTGAAGGAATAGGAAGCGGAGGTCAGGACAGGCGAGGAGCCTGTCGCGCTGGTGATAGCACCGTCCGTCAGGAAGTTCGGGTTGGCGGTATTGAACCCGCCGCCATTGGCGTTGCCGACCGTCGCGGTGCTTTGGATCGTGTAGATATTCGATGGACTGAGCGCGGCGAAGGCCTGGTTGGACAGCAGGACAAGCGCAAGGAAGAGGACGGAAATTCTTTTCATTCTTAGTTTGTCCTGTTGGTTTTGATGGTTCCGGTGATGCATGTCAGCGTCGAGACGCTGCTCAGGACGATCTCGATCTGATCGCCCGCGCTGAAGCTTGTGGCCGTCCAGCCGGAAGTGGCCTGATTGCCGAATTGCGCGCCGGAGAGGGTTGGCTTGTTACCGGTCCCGATGATCGAGGTGCCGTTGCGCTTGATATCGACCACCGCGCTGCCGGTCGTGTCGCCGGCGATGTACCAGCTCGTGAAAGAGCCTGCGTAAGGCATGGTGCGGAAGCCATAGGAGCCGGTCGGCGGGATCACCGCACCAGGCGCGCAGCCGATCTGGAAGGTCAGGCCACCGGTCAACTGCGTCATGTACGCTGCAGGACCCAGCGTGCCGCCTGCGCCGACATTGACCGATGCGCCGTCCGTGCCGGTCAGGGTGATCGTGTTCTGCGCCGTGAAGGTCTTGCCGTCAGCGACGCCCAGCGTGGAGCTGGTGGCCGGTTCGGCGATGGTCATGTTCGAGCTGGTGAAGCCACCCGCCCCGTTGCCTTTCAGCAGGGATGTGCCGGTCGTCGGCGGCGCGAAGTCGACGCCTGGTGTGGCTGCCGAGGGCGGGAGCGCGCCATTGGCCAGCACGAGACCGGTCAGGTTGGCGCCGGCCAGGTACCCATTGCTGTTGAACTGGATTGAGCCTGTCGAGCCCAGGGCCACCGGAGCCGCGGCCAGCCAGTTGCTGCCGTCGCTCTGCAGGAAGATGTCGCCAGCCGAGGCCACGAAGGAGGTGAGGCCGTTGATCGTGCTGCCCGGCGAGCTCAGCGTCACTGAACCGCTGCCCGGAGGGATGGACAGGGTAAAGCTGAAGCCTTGCGTGAATCCAGGCGACGATGCCGAAGGCAGGGTGATCGCGCCGGGCGAGGCGTTGTAATAATAGACGAACTTGCGACTGTCGGACGCCAGGATCGTGTCGGTGGTCAGGAAGATGCCGCGCGGCGCGGGCTGTGTGGTGTTGAGGATGCCGCCAGCCGTGGTCAGGCCATTGCCGAGCATCCAGCCGCTGAGCGTGCCGCCGCTGTTGAACTGGAGGGAGCCGTCGGCTCCGCCAGGGGTTGCCCCTCCACCAGTCGCGGAAAGGACGCCACCGGACAGGCTCAGGTTAGATCCCAGCGTGAAGCCGGAGAATGCCCCGGAACTGCCCCAGCCAGCGAGGGTGTTGGGCGTGCCTGTACCAATGTCGGCGGCAGGGACGCTGCCCAGCGTCGCCCATGTGCCGGATCCGGTGCGTTTCAGATAGCCGGTGGTGGAAATGGCGGCGACGGTGTCAAGGTCGCTGTCGTGCGGCTGGACCGTGCTGCCGATCGAGGCGTTGGTCAGGAAGCCGCTGTCATTGGTCAGTTGCGAGAGCAGCGACGGTATCGTCGGCTTGCTCGTCAGGTCCGTGTATGAGCCGGATGCAGCGACCGGGGAGAGGTTGAGCAGCCCGCGCAGGGTCTGTGCGTCGCCCGTGGTCAGGGTGCCGCCCGAGACGTAGGCGACCTGGCCGTTGGTGCCCGGCGCATGGGAGAAGGCGTAGGAACTGAGGTTGGAAACACTCAGCAGGTAGTTGGCGCCGTTCCGATCGATAAGGACCCTGTCATTCGCCTGTGCCGGTGCGGTATTGTCGTATTCGTTGAAGTGCTTGCCCGTCTGCGCCTCGGACCGGCCTGTTAAACCGGCGAGCGTCATCAACAGGGCAGTCGCCCCGACCCTAAAATGCTTCATGTCTGATTTTCTCTCTGGTTAAGGCGCGAGGATGTAATTGCCGGCGTCGTCGAGGACTGGATTGCCGGCATCGTCCAGCAATGCGGTCTGCGGGACGTCAAGAGGAATACTGATACGGATATAATGGCCCTGGGCGTCCAGGATTGGACGGCCCTGATCGTCGAGTAGTGCGTCTGCTGGCACGTTATACTCGACCGCCAGAAGGACAACCCGAATGGGCCTGCGCATGATGCGGATTTGGCCGGTTTTCACGTTATACCGGCCCATATTTTAAGAGGTAGAACGGTCCTGGCGCCGAGACCCTGAATGACATTGGTGCCGATTGGTGGAGTTAGCTTCACGTCACCATAAATTATGCGCGACGGCACGAACTCGCCACTGCGGGTGTAGAGGATTTCCAAGCCGCTGATGGCGGACGCGGCAAAGGACAGTGCCGCTCTGTTCGGCGGCAGGATCGTGATGCCGGCGCCGACGCCAAGCGTGATGTACGGTGCAGCATCCGATATTCTTAGCTTGAAATCGACACTGATGTCCCAGCCGGACAAATCGACCGGCTGGTTGTCGTTGTATGGATCGACAAAGGCGAGCTCGAAATAGAAGGAATCGCCTTGCGTCATTTCAAGCGGCAGGACATCCATTAGGCGGTCACCACCGACAATCTAAGACCGACTTCACCCAGCTTCCGGATCACGTCGATGATGTCGATATCCTCGACCTCGCCAGGCAGCAATGGGCGGTCTGACGTTGTCGCTGGGTATGACGATAGGGTTGCTGCCGGCCCAAGCTTGTAATAACAGGTGACGGCGCCTTCATTCTTGAGCCGAAGAATTTCAGTGTTTTTGGTGAAATCCTTTTGCGTCTCGGCATGAGCATTTGCGAGTGCAATCGACTGATTGCCGACATAGCCTTTGAGGGCAGGCATGACGCCGCCCTGCTGTTGCCCGGCTCCGGTGTATTCAACGATATAAAGGTTCGCCACGGCGCCTCCTCATTAATCCTGGTTGTAGACGGGAATGTTCGGCTTTTCGGTAGACGGCGCGGCTGGCACAGGCGCGGGCATCGGAGCGACCTCGACAGTCGTCACTGCGACCGCAGCAGGGCTTTGCTTTGCCAGTTCCGCCAGCATGTCGGCTTTAAACCGGTCGAGCATATCTGGCGTGACGTGCGGGATCTTGCCGGCCGCAGACTGGGCCCGGATGGTGCCGAAGGCCCAGAGGAAGCCCCGTGCGGCTTCGCGGGCCATGATGCCGATGATGACGTAGGCGATGTTCGGGTCGGAAATCGCGCCGATGACCACTGAGGAGAGGATGGTCATTGCGCGGCTCCGGTCACGGTCGCGGTCGAGATCGCATGAAGAGCATTGATGCCGAGGGTCACCGCGCTCGCCAGAGCGGTCTTCTCCGCCGCAGACAACGCAGCCTGGCCAGCTTCCGAGTTGGTCTTGCCTTCTGCCTTGGCCTGCGACGCGGCGGCGGCAGCTGCTGCAGCTGCGGCCTTCACGACATCGGCGCCATGGGTCTTGATCTCGCTGGCAACCGCCTCGATGGACGATTCCAGGATGCCGGCCGCGGCTTCGACGCTCTCGTCGACCTGGCCGAGGATATGCTGAAAGAAATGGACGACACCGTCCCTGACGTTCTTGAATCCTGATCCGCTCATAATTTCTGCCTTTCTAAGTGGTTTAGAATCTCTGGAATGAAAAACACCGCTGCCATGGTCAAGGCAGTGAAAACTGAGGCGACCGCTGTGATGTGGAACATCATGCCATTGCCTGCTGTTGATAGAGCCCGTGCTGGAACAGCAGCTGTTCGGCTTCGCGGCGGCAAACCAGTCCATTCAGGACTTTGCCGTTCTGACGCACGAAGCCGATTTCAGGGCTAAATGCCTGACGGCAGAATTCAAAAAGATCGCGGTCGTTGAGGCAGTGCCGGGCGGTCGATTCTGTCCACCGTGCGACGCCGACATTGAAGATCAGGCTGGCGAGGGCGTCGAACTGCGGTTGTGACAGGGGGATGAAGATGCCGTAGTTCAAACAGGTCTCGACCGGTGCGAGGTCGTCTCTCAGCATCTGCTCGGCTTCGAAAGCAGTGATCCGCATCTTCGCGCCGACGGACTTGCCGTAGCGGCCATAGCCGATGGTGAAGTACTTTTCTGTAGGCGTGGCTTTGAAAGCGACGAGCCTTAGCCCTTCGAAACCCTTGATAAAGCCGATGCCTTTGTCACTGGTGCGCACTTCAATCCTTAATCGCGACCCCACATTCCAGCGAATGTTGGTGCTGGAGCGGCGCGCGGCGGGCGTGGTTGGTGATGGGATAGGGTTTGCAGAACGGGGTACAGGAGCAGAGAAATAGAAGGACGGTGAACTTAATCGTCGTCTCGGCCGTTGGCGTTGGAAGAGAGCCAACCAAGTTTCCTGATATTGAGCATGAGTTGTGTCGTGACAACCAAAAGACCGACGAACCCTGCCGCAACACCCATGATGGTGGTGATGGCCTGGCTATGGATCAAAATGTATCCTGTCGCGGCGCTGCAACCGCCGATCATGTACGAAAAGGCGTCGCGGATATTAGGCATTCTAGATACTCCGGGGGGCGGGATGTTGCTGGCGGCGTTGGCTGGCATATGTATGGGGGTGGCGCTGGTTGGTGGGGCGTGCTGGCTTTAAGTGACGATGACCCAGTTTTTGACGATGCCGGGGGGAAGGGTATTGTGAGGCTGATCTCCACCGGTCGCGGTCGTCGCGGCTCCGGTCACTCCTAAATCGGCATCAGGCGTCATCCGGGTTCCGCCCGAACCGCCGAAGTTAAATTGCCGGCCTTTCGGTGCGTGCGTGTGCGACGGGATTTCATTGACCGTCAGGGTATGCGCAGATTCGCCGCCAGACGCGCCCAGGACTGTTCCGGAAATTGCACCGGCGAGCCGTCCAGCTGCGGACCCACCCATATTGTCGCGTCCAAACTGCGCTCGGCCGCGGCTGTCCGGCAGGTTGAAGGTCGTCGAACCGTCACCGTTCCCGTACGGGAAGATGCGCAACGATGAGCCAGCACCGGTTGCCGGCTGTGACAGGGTGATCGTGCTCGAGGTGACGCTGGTGATCGTCGTACCGGCGGAGATGCTGGCCCCCTCAACCACGGCGCCCTCGAGGCCGAGACCAGTGAGGTCGGTGATTACCCCTGTGACTGTCGCATTGCCGCTGCTGAGCGTCCCGGTGATAAGCGCGGTAAGGACGGAGAACAGCTTGGCGAATGTGGTGCGAGACAGCGCCTGGCCATTCTCGAACTTGCCCCATGTGGGCTCAAAGATGCCATTCCACGGGATCGAGGTGCCGGTCGGCAGGCTGGTGCCGGCGGCATATGTGTAATCCCGAACACGCCAGTTGCCGGATCCGAGATACTCGGCAATAGCGCAATCGCCTGGCTGGGTCTGGATGGAAACGCCGCCTGGCAGTGTCAGCGCCGCCGAGTTGGTAAGGGTCAGCGACGCTGCAAACTCGATCATGTAGATCGGAACCATGGTGCTGGCCGAGCTGCCGAACGAGTTGATCGTCGTCGTGCCGGTGATCTTGACGTTCTGCGTCGTGATCGACCCAAGATTGCAGGTCGATGCTGATGCCAGTGTGGTCTGCGTGCCAAAGCCACTGGACGCCATTCCGCCGAAGTTGCGCTCGTCGGTAATCAGATTGTTGGTGATCGCCGTCGTCGTGCTGGTCAGGAGGACCTGGGCGACCGGACTCTTCCCCGTCGGGAGGGCGGGAGGGTTAGGAGACGCTGCGGCGGTCCCTGCCACCACGGACACCGCGCCGGTCGTGTTGTCGATGACGATGCGGTCGATCCGCGAGTTCGAAACCGGGGCCGTGATCGTAGCGGTAGACTGCGGCGCAATCTCGGTCAGGGTCGTGCCGGTGAAGATCGAGCCTGCATCGAGCGCCACCGTCATATTCGGAGTGGCCTGCGCATGCGGCGCGAAGCGGGTGACGATGCGGGAAGCGGCGACGCTGTTGTTGTCGACCTTGTTTTTCCAGGCGGCAAAGGTGTCCGCGGTTTGATCGTTCGGGACGTAAGGTGCTGTCGGGTTAGTGCCGCCCATCAAATTCCTCTAGCTGTAAATGTCACAGTGCCGCCGACGTCGTTTCCTGAATGGTCCCAGACATGGATGACCACGCTGGTTTCAGTGGGTGTTTCCGCGCTGGCGTAATAGGGGTGAGTGCCAATATATGCCGGGACGACATACGGAACATCGTGGAACGGCTGATCGAAAGTTATCGCCGTTCCGCCCGGCGCAATCGACGCATTCTGGACCTGCTCGATCAGCGGCGACCGGTCCACGGTGTAGGTAAAATCATTCAGATACCCGACAGCGCCGGCAATCGGCTCATAGACAATCTTCATGTTCAGGTAGCGCACCGGGACCGTGGCGACCGTGAACTCGTCATAGGTGCCGGGGTCTGCCCCGGTGGTCCAGGCGTCGAGATAAGTGGTCGCTTCTGCACCGCTCGCCTCGCCAGGTCCCGCCGTGATCTGGTAGGTCGAGTGAATGCGCAGGTTGTTGACGAAGCCGATGTCGAAGGTCGGTGTCGTGTAGGAACACTCCGACACCGGGTTCAGCACAAAGTGGTCGAGATCAGCCCAGCTCGTGGTTGCGCTCATCAGCGTCGTGCTGTCCGGGATCAGCACACCAGTCCAATGCCGGAGGAAGCCGACCATCGCACTTTGCCAGCCCGGCTCCTGCTTCTGGACCGTGGTGGTGTCGTTGTTGTTCTCGATGACCAAGTCGAAGGTCGCTATCGCTGGTGACAGCTGATCGGCCACGTCGCGCGCCCGGATGCCGAAGGTCCACGTCCCGGCCGGAACCGAGGCGTTGGTCATCTCGGTGCCCTTGCTGGCCTCCGTGAGCAGGATGAACTGGTGCCAGTCCGAGGTGTCGCCGCCCTGGTCGATATAGCCGATGTCGTAGCCCTTCAGGGCATAGTCATCGACCTGGGTCCAGGTGAAGTTGACGGCGTTGCCGTTCTGCTGAACGACGAAATTCTGCACGTTCGGCGGTGCGGGCGGCCCTTGAATGACATAGCTGTATGCCGTGACATCATCGAGCGACTGCAA